CTTTGTAGAGCTTTACCCTTAGTGAGTATATGGTTTTGATGTTAAGATTCCTTAGAGAGCTTTATATAAAGGATTTAAGGATTTTTGAAAGATGGTAATATGGATGATTTTAGATGAAAAAGTTGAAATTCTTCGTAGAAAATTATCTTAGATAGATCTACTTGTAGTTAGAAATCACTTACAGAACCATGAGAACTCCTTACTAGGACTTTAAGTAGCCCTAGTAAGGATAGAGGGTGTTATGACGTCTATACGGCTATACGTGTAAACGTCATATACCCTTATCCTCTCTAGAAGCCTCTACAAGGCTCTCTAGGAGGAGATTGATATCGTTATATTACTTTGTTGAGATAGCGTCTTATAAGCGTACTGGTGAGGATATAGACGTATATCTCGTGTGATATGTATATATCAGACAACCGTATAAATGACCACTACGCGTCATTTCCTCGAGGTTACCTAACAGTAACCTCTCAGATAGCCGCTACGCGGCATAAAACCCTACCTAGGATCATCAGTCCTAGGTAGGGTATATGTCGTCTATGACGTGTATTTAAGATGCATGGTACATCTGGTAAGCTTGTTTACCTATCTCTACCAGGAGATGGTTCGTAGTGCCCAAGATGTACGGAGAGTTAACGATTCGTGCATTGATAGACCGAGCACCAAAGATAGCGTTGATAGATAGGCCATCTTCGGTCGTAGGAGACTCATTTAGGACTTGACCGATGGTAGACTTCAACTGGTTAGCGAAGACGATCTTATCACCATTAAGGCACTTGGTAGAGCCTGAGATGTAGATACGCAAGACACAGGTGTTGCGCTCTAGCGGACTGCCTTCGATGAGGTAGTTCTCATTGACCTGTCCAGTGTGACCTTTTAGACCTAAGGAACGAGCATGTGTCGCTAAGAGTCTATCAGTCTTATCAGCAAGTGCTTTTAAGGATTCCGACATGTCTTCTTTGTTGCCTTGATAGAAGAGCTCTATCTTTTCTATTGTTCCATGGAACTTCGCTCTGGGTGACTGATCCGAGAAAGCTTTTAGTGCATCTAAAGCTTTCTGATCAAAGAGCTGTGAACGTGATGTCACTGCTTGCTCTAAGGTACACAGAGGCGTATCGTAGTCCACTTGAGTACCTGGAGTGAGGAGATCATGGATGGTCTGGCTGAAGTCGATACGGATGTTTCGGACTTTGGTCTGGTTGGTAGAGAGCTTGTTGGAAAGGGTAAGATCTATCATGGATCCATCTTCCAAGGTGTAGGAGTTCTCCAAGACTGCAGTGGTCGCCAAGGTGGCAAACTTGGTCGTAAGCAGAGATGGGTCGATGGGATCAGGCTGGAAATAACTGTCGTTGTAAGACAGGGCTTGTCCTTTCTTGAAAGATTGGCCTATGGTGAGATCAGTTTTCAAGAAGTGGGGGATGGTGAGAGAGCCTTCTTTGCCATACTGTCGTCCTAGGGGATAGGCTTTGGAGGTGTTGTCCGCATAGAGGACAGTGATCTCGTGGGGTGTGATGGAGGAGACTTTGCCATCTTGGATGGCCATAGAAGCAAAGAGGCTGTTGACGCGGTAAGGGATGATGTTGTCATATCCGGTTCTGACAGGAAGTGGTGTGTATCCTTGACAGGGGATATTGGCATCAGCGTGTATCGAGGAGAAATTGATTCTTTTCATCGTAGTTTTCATCTGAATGCGCTAAATTCAGACCGTCTTACTCTAAAAGAGCAGACTGCTTGCACTTTCATGCAAGACAAGACCATATCAACATCCCATTCTTGCGTTATGTAAAAGTGGGACGGCTACCATTTCCCGATGGCTTCATCGGTACACCCTGACAAGGGGATGGTCGTTGAACCTGCTTCTCATCGCTCACGATGAGAAGATTGGCTGCGGGTTGTCCATTGTCATGGACGTGCTTGCGTAAGTCCATTTTAGAGACATACGTCTGCATCATCTCCTTCTTTTTTACTATACTGAGATCATCGCTGTCTCAGGGAGTAGAAGGAGCTTTAGGAGTTTCCCGTCAGTTAAGTAGCGTTTCGATGTAGCCATTACTGACTACACGGACGTATCTTCTTTTAATTTTAAATAATCCAGATAATGGCCATACCGATATCCATCCCGATAGACTGTCTTAAAGTCGCTTTTCAGTCTAATGGATAGTGTTTGTCTTGTTACCTTTCTGTCATCACAGCAATCCTTACAGCTAAGGAACACTTTAACGTCGTGATCGTTGTAACAACAAGGGATGATTCTCCCTTGGAGTGCTAAGGTCTTGTAGATATCATCAACAGGAATCCATGGCGTGTATTTACGATACCTTTGATATCGGAAATACTGATTTTTGATCACATGGACGAAGTTTTTATCCTGTCGACTTAGATCACGTAGCGCGACTCTGGTGACACCAAGAAAAAGTGCAACTTCTTCTAAGTTAGCGAAGGTTTTATTTTCGTTGGTGAGGACCATGTTCAAAACGATAGACCATCTAGACCGTCGACTATTGCTTACTATCGTGGCCGGATCCTCTTTAAACATCTTCCAAGGGGTGTGATCATGTTTGTATTTGATCTGTAGTCCATGGAGGAGATAGTCGGACTTCTCGTGGATCCATCGTAACACGGTTTCGTAAGGGAGATTCAAGTGTCGACTACAAGCAGAGATACTCGGGAAAGAGAGCTCTTCTTGAGTCTTGTAGTTGAAGATCTTGACTTCAGAGCCACGCTTGTTAAAACGTTGGGTCGGGATATAATTTCGGTTTTGGCTGGTATGGGACATGGGACATTCTCACTGGTTTAGAATCATAATTCCGCCAGGATAGTGTCTCATTCCAGGGATTATTTAAAATGTTAAAAAGATTTGTTCATCGTCTTTTTCGATACACGGCATGGTGTTAAACACAGATGACATCATCGATGCCACTGTGGGACTATGGTCAGGATCAGAGAGACCATAGACGTTTTTGAAGTTAGGGTTGGCTGTGGTGTAGATGTTGATCCCGACATCACCTGAGTCCACAGTCGCTTCAGAGATGGTACCGACATCATGGACGTCAAAAGCACGCATCGCTTTGCTTTTTAGAGTGTCTTTAGATCTTCCTCCAGTACCCGTGTAAGTCACGGCTTCTATCTGACGCATGTTCTGGAATGGGTTTAGACCGTTGACAGCGACGTTAGCAGGGTCTTCTAAGAATGAAAGCAGGATATCGTTAGGGTTGATAGTGATCCCACGGTTCATCTCACTACCACTACGGTGATGCTGTCTTAGGAGATCTACTGTCTTCTTGTAGATAAGCGCAGGGATCCTTTCGTAGCTACGGATGCGTTGTAGTGATGCATCGGTCTCTTTTGGAGCATCATCGTAGAGGAGTAGTTCTGCTGCTTTAAAGAGTAGTCCTCTGAATGTCTTCGGTAGAGAGAGATCTTCCAAGATGCGATAAGTGATCGGATCCACAAACAGATCGAATAAAAGATCGACTTCTTTGAAGATCGCTGATGCGGTACGCATGTTGTCGTAGATGACAGAGTAGACGTCTTTTTGATCGAAGTGATAGCTATCGAAGTCTTTTAAGGTCTCCGCGTAGAGGTTAAAACCATTTAAGATCGATGCTGCTAGCTGATCTTTCCTGGAGAAGAAGTACTTCTTGTCTTTGAAGGTGATCGCATATTCACCTATCTTAGGCAAAGCTTGCGTATCTTCAGTCTCGTGATAGTCGATGTTTAAGAGCTTAAGGAGGTTGGTGAAACCTAACTGATAGCCCAGGATTATTCCTACTGAGATGACATTACCCATCACTTCTGTCTTAAGACAGGAGAGTGGTGGTACAGGGATAGATTTCTTCAGGTCTTTGGATATGTCTATTCCGATCAGATCTTCGATAGCAGGAAGTGGGATATATTTACCGTTTTGATAGACATAGAGGTCATCCTGGTAGTCCATACAGAGGGGATATTGACTCCCTTGGTAAGACTGATGTCCTACTAAGACATACTGACCAGACTGCTCTATCAAAGCTAAGTTAGGATGAAGGTCTTTTAACTTAGCATAGCGTTTGTGATAGTCCAGATAGAAATAAAGACTACCGAGTTTATCATCATTGCACTGGAAAGTCCTGAAGTCTTTAGCCAGGGTAGAGTACAAGTAAGGTAGCTTCAAGGATCTGTCGTAGACGTCCGCTGTTCTCGTCTCGGTGATACGAGGGTTGTTTTTATCCAGCCCTCGGGATCTGATCTGTTTAGTCAGCCATTTAGGATAGTTGAACTTACTGTCTTCAGCACGTTCGATAAAGAGCTTACCGTAAGCTGAGGTGAGTGCTACTCTGGTTGATGAGATCTTTCTTATCGGGATATCGGTCTTCTGTTTACGTAGACGGTATGCAGTACCGTTAGAGAGATAAGTACCATCTTCACGGATCTTCGGTAGTGTAAACTTCAAGTGACTCTTCTTACCTTTGACAGGCGTGATCTCTACGTCATAGTGGACCATGGTCCCTCGTGTGGACTCAGTAGTCGTCGTAGTAAGATCACTGATCATGATCCCACCTTTCTGCGCATGGACCAACATACCTGCGATATCACGATCTAATACTTCACTGACGTACTTAGCATCAAAGTCAAGGAGTGTGGATGATAACATGGCTTTGTCAGAGACCTGAGAGATATCGTCTACTTTGACATTATCTACTTGGATCTCTTCTTGCTTGACATCGACATACTCACTTAGTGGTTTGTCATCGATCACGATCTTCTTGTATCTTCCTGCAAGTTCAGTCAGTCTGTCGTATTCACGAGGGCTTATGACGCCACCATCGAGTAAGTTATCAAAGCGATAGCTGTTTCTCTCTTCAGGATCGATATCGACATCATCGAAGCTTAAAGGTGTGTCTTGTTTACGGATCAGTTTACGCTGTTTGGCTTGCTCTAAGATGACATGTTCATCAGAGAGCTGTTTCTCGAGTAATGCTAACTCTTTCGCTTCATCTTCGGTCAAGATGCTATCATCAAAGACCATCTCTTCCATCTCGTCATCATAGCGGATAGATTTATCCTTGATAACTTCCGTCTTCTCTTGTTGATATCGCTCTTTCTCTACTTGTAGTGTCTTGACAGATTGTGCTATCTCTTCGATATCGCTATCCTCATCGCCACTGTCATCTTCATCATCGTCATCTTCACGATCAGCCTTATCGACCTTAGTAGACTTACTAGCACTATCACTAACGCTACCATCATCAACAGTCTTATCATCGATCACAACAGCAGTACTACTGTCTTTGCCCTGGTCTACCAGTTCACCATGCTCTACTAACTCATCGATATCTTCACTTCTGACCTTCATCAATGCCAGAATGAACCTAACAAAATAAGTACGCATGATCCTTGGGTTTTTCCCAGTAGGATGATCAACCCCCTTGACCCAACTCATCAAGGTGCCTAGATTGATCACCGTAAAGTAACCACTGTCTACAAAGACTACGTTGATCTTATCCAACCCACTTCTACTGACTTCCGTAAAAGCACATCTCCCTTCACTACCTTCTCTGAAGAGATTGAAGATGTTCAACACCACATACTTCTCAAAGCTGTCAAACCTGTCAACATTAGTTCTGTTCTCTTGTTTATTGACAGCTAAGAAGTAAGGATATCCTGGGATGACTCTAGGACACTCGATCATCAAGAACTGATTACTTCCAGGACTCTCACGATAGATCTTCTCCATCTCGTCACAGACCGTACGTAGTTTGTTACTGAAGCTATGCCATCTACTCAAAGGACTACTTAAGTACTTATACTTCTTCTCCAGATGACAGTAGTTTACTACCAGTGGACTTTCTACATCTTTCAAGCTACTCTTTAAGTCAAATACTCTCTTGATCTTCTTGTTCTCCAAGTGATACTTCCTGATCTCACTACTAACTACTACACTCTTAGGCTGAATGCTTCCTTCCATGACAGATAACTTATCGACATACCAAGTCCCTATCAATCTACTTACTCCTCTAAACAAAGGGTCATTGTAGCTAGGACCATTGTCTCCATTACTCACCGGTAAGTAATGCACTACACTACTTTTAGGTAGTCTAAACTGATCGATACTAAAGATCCTCGGACTGATCAATGAAGCCTCTCGTCTGTTGACATACTGACGATAAAAAGACTCCCATGTTAACAAACTCATGTTTTCTTACTCCTATCTTCGTAAAAGTCATCTTATCTCTAAGACACATCATCATAGACGACATATATCCCTGATACACCCATAAGAGGTGTATCAGGGTGTTATGCTGTTTATACTCTCATCCATGTACTTACTTACCATCACTAAGGGTCATCAAGTCCTAGTGATGTATATCCCATCTATGACGTCTATACTGATATCCTCTATATACCGTCTAAATGCTCGTCTAAGACATGATCTCTATCTACCCCTATACTCACCTTAGCTATATCCCATATCTCCTCTTATATAGCCATTTAGGGCTATTTAGAAGCTATATCTCTAATCAGTAATGATCCCTAATCAGTCATGGATGATACAAACATAACTAATCATCCTAACTGACTTAAGTTCATCTTAACTGATCTAAGTAAGACTGCTGTAAGACTACTAAACACTATCTCTTCTACTTCTCTTAGATAACTATCATGTCTAGAGATATCAACTCTGTATCTCTATCTATCACTCTTCATCAGGGATATCCGTTCAGAGCACTCTGAACGGAACGTAGTGACAACTACTAAGGTTGGCATACCAACCTTAGTAAATGAGTGTCTAAGACATCTCCTCTCTTCATCCATCATCTACCCTTACTGACCCTATCTTAACCTCTTATAAAGACATCTAGAGAGCTTAGATGAGTACTCTAGATCTATACCCAAGTATCATCACTACTAGTATCTTCTCTTAGTCATGTAAGTCTATCTATACACAGGTAGTACTACTCATCTACCTGTAGATACTTACACTAGTCATGGATAACTAATCTTACTTAATCCTAATCTCATTCATGGATGATCTATCATGTTCTCATCTACACGTCATTTCCTCAGTAGTATCTACGATACTACCTCAGATAGCCTAAACGGCATACATCCTCAGTACTACCTATCTAGGGTAGTACTGAGGTATGCTCTATGTCATCTTCCTTACATAAGGAGTATAGCATCTCTTAGTGTGTCATCCTTGATACACTAAGATGCATCATCTTCTCTTCCATGATGGATACATCTAGATATCATCGATAGATAGATGCTCATCTTTCCTTCAGTGATGATATCACTGACTCATCTCCATTCTCATCGTAGCATCTTCTTCTATCGATGCTACTCATCTCTACTAACATTGATTGGCGCGATGACCCTACAGATCCTTCACTGATGATCTCTTACCAGATCATCATCTCAGTCTCTTAGTCATCGTCGCTATGGTGATATCCAAAAAGATATCACCATCTTGAGGTGTAAAAACACCTCCTTTACTCTTGTTTCATTCATAATCGGCATACTGCCCCCCCCTATGGTCTATGAAACCACAGGAGGAAAAGACACTGTGAATGTCCATAATATACCCTAAAAATGAGTATATTTTTCACTTATGAACACTGAAATTAGCATTCCACACATCCCATCTTTTAAAGCTATTTACGGATATCTTAGACAATGGGAGAAAGAACATGGTATCTTGGTCTATAGAAGCAAGAATAAATCCCGCAGATCACGTTCTTCTAACAAAACGGGTCTTTTTGACTGGAATAAGTATATCAAATATACCTTATACAACCCCCACACCAGAGACCACCTGATGAAGGTCTATGTGCAAAGACGTGGTGGTAGATATCCTAAAGACTACGCCAAGATGATCATCAGTCTCCCTAAATCCTTAACAGGATCAGAGTACATGAACTACTGCATCTTGAACTACGATGGATATACAGCGATCTTTGGGGATAAAAGACTGATCCCAGAAGGTACTAATAAGAAAGTAAGAATGCTGGATCAGTTTGTTCCACAGCTTACCAAGGATGAAAGAAAGCTCTGTTATCAAGGAAAATACATCCATCCCGATATCAAGAAGATCCTAAATATCTTAGCCTTCTATGGAGTAGAAGGGAACTTTGGTAGGTTCCCAATACACTACCAGCCTAACGAAGATATCATAGACGAGATCAAAAAGAATATCGAAGAACAAGAGGTCTTCTACTTTGACCCAGACTACAGTGATATAGTCCCTTCTTTTTATAAACCTAAACCATCTGAAGATCTTGATGGATGGGGATGATAGATGAGTAAGAGGTTCCGCGTCCCGAAGAAAGAACGCCAAGTAAAGCATTACACAGATCCTGTTGGCTACGGTAGGATCTGTGATTTCTTTCATGAACTCGTGGATGACAAGCTTATTGAGTGTGTTAACTATAAGAGTCTCAGTCAGTATGGAGAGTTTAGCCTGTTTTTCCATAACAAACACTATCAAGTCGATCAAGTGGTCAGGATCTATACGAAATATCTCCGACCAAAGAAACCTTATCAGGCTAAAGACTCATTACTGTCTATTGTTTTTCCACCGGGGGTATTCGATCACCATAAGTACAGATACAACATCTTTGACAGATTTGGCTCTTATCAAGTCATCATCGATGATGATTTCAAGTTCTCTCGTTATTTCTCGTATCTTTGCGAAGAGTTTGCATCACTGATGATGACGCTACGCCATATCGGTATCGGGGGAGATGGGATCTCTTTTTCTCCTGTGTATAACGGTAATAAAGTTCCTCCTGAGAAACACAATCCTCATTATCCAGGCAGTTACCCATATGGGGAGGTGGATTATACCTTACTTCAAGATAAAAATGGTGGACATCTCGTCGATCCTTTTCTAAAGCCTGATGAACAAATACCTGAAATCACTTACGAGAATCTGTATACTTTACTTGAAAGAGAACTGAATAGGACTTTTCAACATTCAGAGAAAGGCGAAGGATCTTTCTCTGTGAAGCACCTAAGGGCTGTTGGTGTAAACAGGGTATTACCTGTGGTCAAGTATCATTCAAGCAACCACAAAAACCCTTCTTTTTATTTTAACAGAGCGCAAGGTCCTTACATGAGTCTCATCTTCCCAGAGAGGTCTTATTTTGAAGATCTATTCTTTTTCTTCGAGATCACAGATCAAAATGGTAGCTATGTCATCCGTAGAGCCGATTACACGAAGTATACAGAGGTCATCTGTCACACACCTGATGAGTATTTCATCAAACTCATCGCACTTTTGAAAAAGAAGCTAAGGATCCATCCATCTGGGATCTATTTTAAACAAGAGGTTCATTCATGAATGAAGAAAGCACCCATTGGGGTTGGACCTACACAGTACCTGATTTCAAGGGTCTTACTGAGATGTTGAAGACTGCATATCGCAGTAACACGTTTATGCTGAAAGGTCGTGATAGTCCGGATTATTTCATCACCGAGCTCGAATGTTCTACGCAGGATGAAGATTTCTTACTGGTCATCCATACACGCTATCCGCGACGTCCTTATCCTGAAAGAGTAGCTCCTGTTTTCACGATCTTCTACGATAACCCCGACGAACTCTATCGAGCGATCTACTATGTCATGGATCTAAATGGTTCTGTGAATGTGGTAGATGAGTATTATCGACCGATCTTTAGTAGAGATAGCTACGATGATCCTGATGAAGATCTCTTTGAACTGATGGATATGTTAAGGATCATGGGGGTATACGGAGAAGCTTTATTTGACGTGAAACCTCCGATTGAATATTTAACACATTGACTACACGTCATACATCCTCACTAGGACTTTAAGTAGTCCTAGTGAGGAGTAAGGGTATTCTTTATTCACTTTCGTTCATGCAGAGCACCCTAGAGTACCGATAATGGTACTCTAGGGATGTATGACGTCTATGCTTACGATGACAAGTAAAGGAATGCTTTCTTCTTGTGCTCAAGAAGAAAGATTAAAACAGACGATATTGACGATATCCACATCTGTAGTTCTTAAGAAGTTACCCATGGAGTCTAGATAAGCTCCTTTAGATCGGAGCAATCTATCTGTCTCTTCTAATGCTTCATCAGAGTAGACTGGGTTAAATGACATGGTGTCCCCATCAAAGTCAGCACCCATAGCACCTAAGATAGATACCGGTGGTGACATCGCTTCTTGTGTTTTCTCTCCTAAGACAGGGAAAGAGTAGTATATCTTATCACTGATCTTCCACTCATCATCCAGCTGATATCTGATCTCATCTTGGATGGTGGTCTTGACTTTAGTCTTACAGACCTGACAGGATCCAGGACCAGAGATAGGATACCTTGTCACCACAGCGTTATGTTTATTCAAGATAGGTGCTAGTACCACATAGAAGAACTCCGTATAAGTCGTCGGATGGACGTCTTTTCTATCATACTCCGCTGGAAGATCTCTGATATCTCTAAATAGCTTAAAGACTTTCTTACCATCTACTACAGAAAGATAAGTCAAAGACAGGTAATGGTCATCTACCATGACAGGCTTATGACGCTGAGATTCATGTTCGTAGTCATTGATCAACTCTTCTATCCCTTCAGAAGAAGCAAAGTGATCAAAGGTCTTAGGTCTTACTTTAACGTCCTCTAACATCAAGGTATCTTTATTCACTAAAGGTACTGGGATATTGGCACTTACAAATAACTCAGAGAGGATAGAGTTCTTGATGTGGTATATGGATACCGGTAACACCCCTTTCATCGCTTGATATAATCCTACCAAGTTATCATTGAAGCCTACTGAGGCTTCTGATAACAGATATCTTCCACCAGGTGCAGAAGAGGTGATGACGTTTCTTGAGGTGTTAAATACGCGTCTAGCTGCCCATTTACCTAAGAAGAGTTTCTTTTTCCCCTCGACTCGTTCAGCGATAGCATTATAAAGATCATTTAACGCTTCTTGCATGGCATACCGAGTCTTGTCATACAAGGCTTCATTGACGGTAGCTACCTCTAAAGAGATGTTGTTAGACTGTCTGATCAAGGCTTGATAATAAGTATTTAACTCATCAGGAGTAGGTCCACGGTCTTTGAACTCCACATCTCTATATCCTGCAGGCATGACAATGACTTTGTCTAATAGTACCTTATCTTTATACTTCTGCAGTAACGCTATCGCTCTTTTTCTATCATCAGAGCCTGTGTCTTGCAGAGATAACATAGAGAAATAACGGATGAAGAAAGCATATCCAGTTTCACCTTGCAAGACATCACTTTTCTCAAAGTCCCTTTTCTGTTGATTGAATACTGCATACTCCACCCCACTCATGATGTCACGATAGAATTTCCTTGCTTTGATCAAAGCTTGGTAGATGACAGGATGGATGACTTTTAGCTTGATATCAATATACGCAAAGACCTTATAACGCATCTCGGACCCAATCGGTCCAAAGATCTTATCTGAGTACAAGCCTTCTGGGTGAAAGACTTCTTTACTGCTGTCAAAGATCGACAGTTCTGTGATCTTGGGTAAGGTTCTTAGATTCTCATCATCCAGGTTCAAGATGGAGATGTTAAAAGGAAGATAGATTTTCGCCATGGCAAGAGATCCTAATTTGTTGAACGTTTAATAACGGAGTACCTAAATATGTCACTATTTAATTTCTGGGGTAAAGACAATCAAAAGCCCAGGGACGATGATGATTTCTCAAGACTTGAAGATGTCGATTTCGATGATTTTGGTTTTGAAGCAGAGCTACCCGATGACAAAAGAAAACCTTCCATCACCTTCTCTTCTTTCAAAGAAGGGGTGGTGGGGGAGTTTAAGTCAACCGATATCGAGCGTATCGTCAAAGATGCACTCCCTAAAGGCTACGGTGATATCATCTCTGCTAAAGATCAAGTCAAGTCTGCTTACACTGAAGTCGTCAGAGATGCTCTAAAAGAGTTCGAGCCTTACAAACAAGACTTAAAGAAACTTGCCGCATCTACACTAGACTCATCACAGAAAGTCTTACCAGAGACTTGGTTTAATAAACTCAAAGAACTCACCGATCAAAGAAGATCAGATTATAATTTCAGCAAGAAGCAAGATGAGTCAGCCTTAATCCAACAAGAACTGACCTCTATCTTCTCCGCTCAATCAGAACTGGATAAACAACGTCAAGAACGACAAGACAAGCGTGATGGATTAAAATCTATCATTGAACACTCTCGTTTCAGAGACTCTATCTCTCAGCTTGATGCTATCCGAAAAGCAACGATCGCACAGGTCAACTACAATGACAATGTCCAAATCAAGTATCAACGTAAGAACCTAGAAGCATCACTCAAGAGAACCAATCTTTTATTTCGTTTGGTTGAAGAGACTTCAGCTTTTAGACAAGAAGCAAAATCAGTTTTAGCTTCTATCAATAAGAACACTGGTCTTCCTGACTACGTGAAGTTGAAAGGATCCGAGATGTTCATGACCTCTGCCAAACAACGCATGTATGGCAGGATGTTGGACTATGCTTTCAATGGCAATAACTTCTTAGCGAACTTCTTAAGAGAAGCAAAAGAATCTGCCAAAGGTTGGGTATCAGGATTTGTCTCAGCAGTAGGTCCTGCTATCTCTGATGTGCAGATGGCAGCTTCTATGGCCAACGACGATACTTTCGGTGGTCCACAGATGAGTAAAGCCTCGATGTTAGGTCAAGGCTTTGGTGGATTTGTTGGTGGTGAGATCAAGGATAAACTCTTCCGTCAGGTCAAAGACATCGTCACGGGTAAGAAGAAGATCAATGGTAAGACTTTCCCTTGGGCAGATCAAGTTAATAAAGGTGGTGCTTCAGCACAGCTCATCTTAAATAACCTGCCTTATTACTTAAATAAGTTTGCCGATGAGCATGAGTTCTCTCGTATCCCTGGAGTCTCTGGAGGTATTGATGTCTTAAGAGAGATGACTGGAAATGCGTTAAAAGGCAGACAACTCTCTGTAGAAAGATACGCTTATTCTTCCCTTACCAAACCTGCGATCTTCTCAGGAAGAGTATCACGCTCTATCACTGATGTCATCCCAGGATATCTGGCTAAGATCTTGCAAGGGATCACTTCTATCAGAACAGGACAAGATGCTGAAGAGATCAAGTATGATTTCACTAAGGGATCCTTCACAGGAGCTGCTGCTTTAACTACCTCTATCATGGAGAAAGCATTACCCAATAAACTCAATCAGACCTTCAGATCTGATACGAAATATATCTTCGATCAGATCGACCCCAATAACGATCTCTCTAACAAAGATCGTGAAGCCATCATGCGGGTCATCAGCACCGATATCCGTAAAGGTCGTAAACGCTACGATAGAGACTACTTAACTTCCAAAAATACATTTGCATCCTTAGGAGCTGATAAAGCAGAACTTGCTGCTAAGATCTTCGATCAGTATCTCGATAATGACGAGAAATTATTAAGGTTCCGTCGTCAAGTAGGACAGATCGTACCTACGACCTCTAACCTCTTAGAGACCATCCAACAGTTGATGGATGCAGGATACGGGGATATCCTCTTGGAACAAGGGATCATCAAAGACAACGGGGTCATTGATAGAGATCGTTTATTTGACCTTATCACCCGTAGTAGTGATGATGATATCTCTACTACTCCTTCTCGCTTTGATCCTAATAACCCTGATTATCCTAACCGTAATCGTGGTTTAGGAGGAGAGCTAAGACATGCGTTCAATCGCAATGTCTCTTTTGCAAGAAATAGCTGGAATAACCGTAATCTCAGAAGAACTTCTTTAGAAGGATCTACTTCTAGAGAGCAGTCAGTACAGGTGAGAGGTAATAACGCTTACGGTAGTCGTGGCTATAATCAATCTCAAATCACCAGTCCCTTCACTCAGACAAGTTATCCGCAGTCATTCAACTATGGCGGTGCAGCATCTCGCGTAGCATCTCAGTCACAACAACAAGCCATCCAACAGACAGCAAGTCAAGTAGCAGCACTTAGAAATGAAGTCAGAGCCATCTCTAACTACAGAAGACTTGCTTTAGCACAGTCCTCTACTCAAGGTCAAGATACAGGCCTTACGAGATCATTACTCAACATCCGTGATGATGAACAAAGATCCTCACTCTTTGCATCCATGTTCCATGGGATGCTACCTTCTCAGCTCTCAGCACGTGCACAGATGTTTGGAGGTAAACTAGGATCTCTGATGAAGTGGGGTACAGTTGCATCCCTTGCACCATCACTCCTACCTTTCATGATCGGTAAGAAGCTCTACGATAGAGCACGGCAAACACCTACTGAAGGCTCTGAAGGGGACGTCTATATCCCTGGTGAGTCATCACCCCGTATGTTAAATGCTGTCATGAAGCACGGTGGGTATTTCAACACCGATGGTTCACCGATACATTCTTTAATCGATGTCATGGGAACCGTGCTAGATGATCAAGGCATGGTAGTCATCACTGAAGATGAACTCATGTCTGCTAAGATCATCGGTCCTAGAGGCGTGATCTCTACTTTCAAAGCGATCACTAAAGGTGCTTTGAAGAAGTACTGGTCTATGGCTAAGACTTCTATTGGCGTATCCTTGTACATGCTGAAATCTCCTTTTACTGCCATGAATGCAGTCAAAGAAGGAGTCTTTGGTAGAGCATCTGACGTCTATGTCAGAGGGAGATCTACTCCTGCTCTTCTAAAACAAGAGATGAAAGATGGTCATTACTTCGACGCTGATACCGGTAAGTCCATCGATACCGTAAGAGATATCGATGGTACCGTCGTAGACCTCTATGGTAATATCGTTCTTAGTGATGAGGATATCGAGCAAGGGCTATTCCTCCCTAATGGCAAATCCTTAAAGATCAAGCGCCGTAGATCTATCCGAGATCGTATCCGTACGACCCGTGATAGGATCTCTACTGCGTCTGGTGGACTCACATCCACCATGGGTAAAGTAGGATCTGGGGTAAGATACCTAAGAGATCGTTATAACGAGATCGCTGATCGTAACACCCGTGGGATCGAGTATGTAGGAGCACGAATATCAAGAGCACTACCTTCTCCTCCAGACAGTAGCGGTATCCTTAACAACATTAACAACGTCATACACCCCCTTAAAGAGCGTGTGCTCACTGGAGCTACAGGCTCTCGTATCAAAGAAACAAGTACACGCTATCTTGCTAATGTCCGTGGTGCTGGAAGTAATCTCTTATCAAGACTGAGATCTCTTTCAGAACAAGATCAGTCTACTTTGCAGACTGAAGCTCAGGTGCAGTCAGCCCAGACATCTGTCTCTATGTTGGATAGACTTAAATCTATCGCGATTACTTTAGATGAAAGATTGCCAGGACGTCGTAGACTAGGGGATAGTGATGGTGATGGAGATGTCGAAAACTCTGTTGCGGATATCCTTCAGCATCGTAATCAACATGGTGCAGCAAACGCGGTCAATGTCAATGCTAACGCGAGTCATCCTGAGAAGAAGAAACAGTCTCTCTTAAGTAAACTCTTTGGTCTACTAGGTGGTGGTCTTAAAGGTGTTATCAGTACTATCCTTGGAGGTGGACTTGCACTTCTCACTGGCGGTATCAGAAAAGCTGTATGGTGGGGTATGAAGAAACTCACCAAAGGTCTTTGGTGGACAATGAAACAAGTCCCTAAACTCCTCTGGAAAGGCTTGACAGACTGGGGTCCAAAAGCTTTTAAAGGTATCTTGAATATCGGTAAACGCTATATCTCGAAACTCTTCAAAGGACTTTTGAACTACAACAAGTGGGGAGTGACTAAAGTTGTTAAAGGTCTGTGGGAGACAGGTAAGACATTGACCAAAGGTATCTTCCAAGGGGTCGCTAAAGCAGGTGGCTCTGTTTTAAGAGGTCTTGGTATGGGTAGTGGTATTAGTGGTGGAGCGTCAGCAGTCGCCCAAGCAGGATCTCGAGCTGCTTCTTCTGCTGCTCGCATCACCGGTGGTGTCACTCGTGCAGGAGGAGCAGCCCTTAGAGTAGGAGGAAGATTTGCAGGAGTGGCTGGAGTTGGTATTGGTGCAGTGCTGGACACCAAAGATATCTACGATGGTGTCGTCACAGGCGATACTGACAAAGTCGTCTCAGGATCCATGGGTCTAGGTGGTGCTGGCGCAGGGGCCGCTATCGGTACTCTGATCTTCCCTGGTGTAGGTACTTTGATAGGTGCTGGTATCGGGGGATTGCTCGGTACCGGTGCTGGTATGGGTATCAACGGTATCCGTCACTGGGTCAAGAAAGGTAAGCTCTCTGAGATGGAACATATCCGCTTTGTCCAATATGGTTTCGATCCTAAACAGAAAGAATTCATCGATCCTATCCTTACGCTAGAGAAGATCGTTGAAGAAGCCTTGGTAGAACATAACGGACAATGGTTAGTAGATCGTGAAAAGATCGATGGGGAAGAAGCGTATAAACTCTTTGGTATCACTGAAGAGACTACAGAGGAAAGACTGAGTTATATCCAGACTTGGTTAGAGGAACGTTTCATCCCGGTGTTCCAGATGAACGTCCAAGCATTGAAAGTGTATTATCCGAAGAAGATCATTGCTTATCTAGACGAGGTGAAACCTGAAGAGAAATACAACATCATCGAAGCCTTAAGAACAGCACCTGCTTCGATGTATCAATGTAACATCAACCCCTTTGATCTCTCTAAACTCCCGATGGGTCCAGGAGATGTAGCCAACCTCTTAAATCAAAGATCCCAAGAGCTAAAAGAGACTGCGGTTAAATCTGCTTTAGATGAGACCGATGGATTCTTCTCTAGACCTTGGTTTGAGTCTGATAGTGAGTATGCGATCCGTAAGCAACAAGAACGTAGTCAGATAGAAGCTCGTCTGTCTCAGGACAACAATAAAGCATTATCGACTATTACAAACACTGTTGCTGGAGCATCTTTGTCTAACATCTCTGCTAATGTCAAGGAAGCAAGCTTCACACCGATCAAGATCTCCACCACCACAGGTGAGATCAAGATCGATGCATTAACAGCGATCAGGCTGAAGTGCTATGGTCTTACTGCAGTCGATGATAGAAACAGAGTCATCCAGCTCATGCAGCTAGAACAGACCTTTGATCAAGATCCAGGGATCACCCTCAAAGATGATAACACCTGTATCTACAGAGGTGATCTCTCTAAGATCCTAGACATGTTCATCAACACAGGTGTCAACATGAACTCCAGATGGTCAGTCTCGACTTACATCCAGGAAAGGTTCTTGCCTGTATACCTGAAATGGCGTGCGATCTTAGCGCAGTATCAGATCAGAGATGCTAAAAATCTCCATAAAGCAGAGAACCTCTCAGTATACGCGAAACTCAATATCGCCAGAAACCTCCTGATGGCAACCACTGATCTGAAGCAATCTGCTAATGAGACTCGTGGAGATTCAGTCTTCACCATGAAGACTTCTCCTTGGAAAGACTACGAACTAAACCAGTATGCTTTCACTACCGATGACAATATCGCTTATCTTAGAAAACAAGCGAAAGATCAGGTACAAGAAGAGAAAGTATCAAGTCAAGATGCTGATAAGAAAGAAGCTACCAACAACTACGATAGCTTTTTAAACTCCGTCAAGAACTCATCCTTAACAAAATCGATCATGGATTTTGTCTATGGCAATGACAAGAGTTCTTCTGATACAACACTTCCTCCTACATCGATAGCAAGACCAGGAGCTTATGCTGATTCAGTCTCCGGGATGACATCATCCATGGCATCCGTAGGAGGCATCGGTATGGCCGGGATGACGCAAGGCATCCAGCAAGGCATCAATCAAGGTCAGATGGCACAAGTGTCTGATGTCTCCTATGGTGGTGGTCAAATACCCCCCGTGGGGTCAGAAGTCCCTTCTCCTGCGATTAAGATCAGGACCGGTATCCCTATCCTCGATGAAGCTTTGCAAGCCAAACTCTATCGCACCGGTACCCGTAATGGTAAACCGATATTTGGTTCAGATAACAAGCTCATGAACCAGTTTATCGCGATAGAATCCATGGGAGATGCATCAGCAGTAGCTCCTAATGGTCTCTACAGAGGTTTAGGTCAGATGGGTAGTGATGCCTGGGGTGAAGCTAATGCTTTACTCAAAGGTGCTATCGGTGGTTTTGATAACGTCATGAATCCTGGGATCAACTTCGCCGCAACGAAAGCTTATATGGCGATCAATGCTAGAAGAGTCAAAGGCGCTCCCATGGATAACCCGCTACACCTCTATCTGGCACACCAGCAAGGTGCAGGAGGATTAAATCAGATCTATCATGCTGCAAGAACGGGTTCTTCTGTAGACGGTAAAATCGGTAAAAACATGCAGTCTAACCTTCCTAGAAGTGCAGGATCTGCAACACCTTTAAACTTCTACAACTACTGGGCTGGTGCCATTAACAGTCGATATAAAGCATTTGCTGATAAAGGCTATGCTAAATTCGAGAAAAATGGTGCTAATGCAACTCCGAGTAATGATATCTCATCCTCCTTAGGGTCTACGTCATCACTGATGGCAGGTATCCAGCAAGGTATGCAAGGGGTGGACAATGCCTCTAGTACGAGTCAGAGTACAGCTGCTCCTGTCAGTGGAGATCAGTCTACTACAGGAAACTACAACCAAATAGCTTCCTCCATAGGTCCGAATACAGACGGCTATGGTTTAATGAAAACCACCTCCTATGGTGATCCTAGCAGTAGCTACTCTGGTAATGCCATCTTAAATCCTGTCAACACAGGTGATGATTTTGTCCCAGCCAACAATGGTGAGGATAGGAATATCAACTCAAGTGTCGGTAAAGGATCTGATAAAGCTGTCAAAGCTGCTACCTATGCAACTTCTAATGCAGCATCCACCTCCCGTGGACGTTGTGCAGAATACGTCAGAAAAGCATTACAAGCAGCAGGGTATAAGTTCACCCCTCTAGGGTCAGCGTACATGTACAACGATCTCTTAGGAACGATTGGTTTTACAAGAGTTCCTAATGACGGACAGTACATGATCGGAGATGTCATCGTCTATGGTAGAACGGGTGGTCATCCCCATGGTCATATCCAGATCTACAATGGTCGCAACTGGGTCTCTGATTGGGTGCAACGTTCCATCATGCCTTATCGTAGTGGTAGAGGTGGTGCAGTAACACTTTGGCGTGATCTCTCTGGTGGTGGTCAGGCAGCATCTGCGAATACAGATCTGTCTACTGATGCTACTAATACGCCTAATGCTCAAGCTGTTGGTCCTTTGAAAGACGGCTATGTCAAAGCGGATACTTACGACGGACTTACCAACAACCAAGTCTCACCGCAAGACAGAGCGATCCAGGAGTATGTGAGAAATGCTGATCCCATGGCAAGAAGACCCGATACCTCTCGTGTACAAGAGATGCAACAGATCAAACAACGTGATCTGCATAGTGAAGCACTGGTATCCATGCCAAATCTCATGCAAGAACAGATCACTGTCAGCAAAGATCAACTGGAGATCTTAAAACAAGTCCTTATGGTACTGCAACAGACACCACCAGGTACTGTGGCAAACCCAGGGATGATGCAAGCAGCAGCCTCCCCAAAAGAGACTGTGGTGAGTCCAACATCACCTCTGCCTAAAGATCAACCTGCATTTGCAAGAGAATACACTCCTGTCAACACGGTACTCAATGCCCGCAAGACAGTCGTGTGATGTAAGTCTATACAGTCCAAAAGACTAGACGTCATAAACCCTACCCAGGACCTAACATCCTGGGTAGGGGATTTATGACGCGTAGCGTCTATCTGAGTCAGTCTATAAGACTGAGGAAGAAATGACGCATAAAGTGCAATCTAGATTTTTTCAGATATATATCATTTTACATGAAGGTGATCGCAAGATGACCTTCCCAACCTTTATATAAGTCAATGACGTCGACTTTAAGAGACGTCACCTTACGATCTTTTTTATAAAGGAGACAAAATTCATGTCTGATATATTAAACATGCTAAACACCCCAACCTTTCACATTTACGGTGTTTTCGCATTCATGTTGGTAGGATTCAGAACCTATCAAGTCTTCAGCTACCATAAATATCACAACCATGTGGCTACCAAAGTAGCCCACATGGCTGCAATGTTGGCTCTAGCGGTGTACCCCATGTACGTGTGGATCACCCCAGAGCCCGTCTATTTCCAATATGGAATCATGTTTCCACAAACAGAATCCATTCTGGAGATAGTCATTAAATGCGCACTCGTTAGCCTGATATTAACTTATATCGGGGCTCGTGCGCACGGTGATTTAGTTCACCATTGATCCTAGATGGATCGTTAACCCTAAATGGGTGTTGCAGTCTTTGACATGACAGTAACACCTTTCTTTACAGTCCTAACAACAGGAGAACAACTATGTCAAAGTCAACAGCCTATCTGGTTACCACTGGTATCTTCACTGCTGTAGCCACCGCTATCTGGTGGTTTATGGAAGACGATAAAACCACCGTGACTGTGACCAAAGAATCACAGTCATAACCTAGAAGATCCAGAGGAGTCATCTCCTCTGGATCATCACTACCCTATTTTATTTTTTTCTTTTATTTTTTGAGCATGTTTCTTGTAAATAAGATTTCATGTTGTCGTAGTACTTTCATTTAAATCCTTAAGGTAACTTTGATGAAAATCGATAAAACCATCCCTGAGAAGCTGAACATATTGCGTCAGCTCAACGAAGATCTGACCAAACAGAAGGTCGGATTTAGCGCACCGACTGTGGTCGAAGATGTCACTTTCGGTGCACCGAATGTCTTACCGGGTGTAACAGACACCTTTGATGACACTACTATCGTCCCCAACACCCAGATCCAACTCTCTTACACAAGAGAAGGTCAAACCCAAAAGATCGTCTTCAACTATCGTAGACTGCACTTAAAAGGTGTAGCGCAAGAATCAGCAGTTGATTTGGATAACACCAAAGGCAACAACGAGATCTTGCGTCATGATAGCGAAGGCGTTGCAACCGATGCTGAAGCGTATAAGAAAGTAGCAGTGGATAAGATCAAAGAAGTCTTTGGTCTGGTCTCTGATGCAGATATCGCTGATGGTGAGGAGTATGATATCAAAACAGGTGTCTCTACTTTCAATGTCGCGATCTCTATCCATTCTTATCTCTACCATGGTGTTGTACCTTACAAAGCACTCACCAGAGCTAAGAACTTTGCTGAGTATGTCAAGAAAGACGATACCCATGGCTTTAGCAAAGTAGAAGCAGCTACTAAGTTAAGTAATCTGGAACTGAAACAACTGGTCTTCCCCGTAGGACTTAATGAAGTCCCTGAAGGTTTCGCTAACACTGATGTGAAGATTGATAAACTTACACTGCATGATAAGGTCGCCTCTATCGGTAGCCGTGCTTTTGCAAGTTCTGTCTCTTCTTTGAGTGATATCGAAGGTGGTTTACCGGCATCTCTGACCAGCATTGGTGAAGAAGCATTTGTAGGAGCTACTTCTGATGTCGTTGCTGTCCCTGGTAACCTCACCACTATCGGTAACAAAGCTTTTGGTATCGTCAAAGGTCTTACTTTCACCACACTGCCTTCTTACATCGCAGCCCTGAAAGTCGATGCAGCAAGAACGACAGATAACAATGGTTATCTGAAGTATCTGCCTACTGATGAACAAGGTCGTGGTGACACTGAGCACAGTAACTATTCAGAACTTACGTTCAATGGTCGTCATGAAGACACGAAACTCTTCTTGACTACTACCGACCTCTCCACCCATGCAGATCTCTTGCATGAGAGTTCTTTTGTATCTTTGATCAAAGATGTTACTCTGAGCAAAGACTATACTGCAGTTCCTGATGATGCATTTAATCATCTCACTCTGGGTGAAGGACATGTCTTGAATCTGAAACATGTTACCACTATCGGTAATGCTTTCAAAGATGCTACTATTGATAAGGTAGAGTTCTCACCTGCACTCACCCAAGTAGCAGAACATGCTTTCCAAAACACTACTGTCACTAAAGTCGTTGTTGACAACAAAGCAGAAGAAGATCGTATCAAGGCTCTTGCTCCAGTACTCGCTTCTGCTACTTGGGAGCATCGTGAGTCTACCACTCCTACTCCTCCCAACCCAGCTAACCCTGATGAGTCTGAGCCGAAAGTGATCACCTCTGAAGGCTTACACTACCACGGTTAATTTTAATCTATCTAACATAAAGGACACAACACCATGAGTATTGATAAAAATACTACAGAGACCAAAGTCATCATCGATCTTTTAAACGAAGATCTGCGTAGTGGTGGGGATCAGACAGTGATCCCGACCGATGGTACAGGGGTGACTCTGGGATCTCTTACTGTCATCGAAGGTGTCAGCACCTCTGATGATGACAACGCAGATAGCTTCACCCGTAACACCAAAATGAGTGTGGTCTACACTGACGGTAGTAAGAAAAAGACCTACACCTTGAACTATCGTCGTCTGAACCTCTCTGGTTTTGCTAAAGCTAAAAATGTCGATATTGAGAACAAGAATAAGCAAAATCAGGTGCTGAGATACACCGTCAGTGGCAGTGATTTTGAAGAAGTGTATAGCACACCGTTTGACAATAATGTCAAAGCCTATATCAAAGAGCAATTAGATCTCCCTTCTGATACGAATATCACCATCACCGACGATATCGATAAAGAAGATTTCGCAACCGGTAAGGTAGTATACACTGTCACAGCAGATGAGAATTCAAAAGCCTTTATCGGTAATATTAGCTACCAGCTTAGTGATCGTGCTCACGATGTAGGCGTGTGCAAAAACTTTAATGCACACTACATCTTCTTCAAGATGGATAACAAAGCAAGCCTTGGTGTCGTCCAAGGTCTTAGCGAGATTGCATTCCCAGTTGACGTCACAGAAGTACCCGAGGGCTTTGCCAAAAAAGGTGAGGTTACAGATGGAACAGAATTCCATTCTTTCTACTTCCACAACAACATCACCAAGATCGGTAAAGATGCTTTCAAAGAAGCAGTATCCAAGATCAACCACATCCAGTGGAGCAACAAACTGGTAGAAGTTGGTGAGAATGCCTTTGCGAATAGTGGTAGTGAAGCCACTGAAGAACTGACCTTACCAGAGTCTATTGAGAGACTGGGTGATAATGCTTTCGGTAAAGTCTCATTGATCAACACCTCTAGCGTCAAGTCTTTCACTGCGGTTATCAAGAACAAAGTAGTGAACCAAGATGGTCATCTGGGTGTAGTTAAATATACTCCCACCCATGATCAAGGTGCTGCTGATAGAAATCATGATACCTACTCTGAGTTTACCTTCTCTGGACATGATGGCAATTCTAAGTTCTACTTCACTTCTGATATGATCGGCTCTTCTGACTTTGAAGATTTGATCGCAGCGAAGAGTTTGAACAATGTCATCGTTAGTAAAGCTCTGGCCCAAGTACCAGGTAACTTCTTAGATCAAGCACACATCGATGGTAAACTGGATCTCATCAATGTCACGGAACTCCAAGAGCGTGCGTTCTCACACATGGTGATCGAAAGAGTAGATCTCTATCCTGGATTGGTGTCCGTTGGATCATCTGCTTTTGATAGCTCCCATGTCGCTAAGGTCTATGTAGATTCAGAAGAAGAGAAAACCCGTCTGCAACCCCTCCTCCCCAACCTCGCTTCCAGCGAATGGAAAATCAGAGGTGAAGAAGCATCCGGCCCAAAGCAGATTGATTCTCAGGGTCTTAGATACAACTAAGATGTTGGGAACAGTCTAATAGACGTATACACGTCATAACACCCTCTATCCTTACTAGCTACCCTTGATGGATAGCTAGTAAGGATCTATGACCTCTTCTTTTTCTTATATGAGTCCCTCTATAGGAAATGCTTCTATGAATATCGATATCACCAAAACCTCTGTCGAGAACCTCTATCTTCTCGCTAACACCATCATCACCAACAACATAACTCCAGAGAACACCAACATCACCCTCCCTGAAGACGTCAATGAACTCTACCGTATCAAAAAAGAACCTGGTCATGATGACCGTATCTACAATACCCAACTCCTGATCACCAATAAAAAAGATCAATCCGTCCTTGCGAGATCAGTGCTACTGATCTATAACCGTATCGATATCGATAAACTCGCTATCAAAAAACTAGGGTCAAATAAAAAGATCATCGATACCCATGCAGCAGATCTCTCAGATGAGGACTGTATCAAAAAAGTCGTAGAACAGATAGGTCTGATCAGATCAGCGTGCTCTTATCAGGTATCTTCTATCGCTAATACTAAAGTCATCACGATCACAGCAAACAAAGATAATACTAATTATACCTACATCAACCAAGCTCTGATCACGATAGCGCCACAATAAGAGATCCTCATGCAAAAAGACAGCAACTTCTACGACAAGATCCACCTCTGGTCAGGAGAGTTTGATGAGAACCTCTCAGAGACAGAAAACCTCCTATACCAGATGAACTTTGATAACGATACTGATTTCATCGATACAGATGTGACTTTAGGTCCACCGATCAAGACCAAAGACATCTCTATCTCTCCTCAAGATCCCAATGCTACCATCGAGACCAATACCAAAGTACTGGTCACAGCTACATTGACTTCAGACTACAAGGGATACGATTATTACCATTACCGCAGACTAGATCTACAGGTCCTCTGGCAGATCTTTAATAAATCATTGGTAAAGATCCCAGAGTATGTCGAAACCGATGAGGATATCTTAACTTTCTTTAAGAACAAGATACCTTTGCTTACCCAATCTGTCTCTATCCTGAAATACCGTCAGGATAACCGTGATTACATCACCCTGAAAGCCAAACCAAACAGCTATCTCTACATTGGTGAAGTATCGATCCCGGTAGCGTACTCTACCAAGATACGTGGATTTGACTATATCACAGCCTAGATCTATGCTCAGAGCGTATACCTTAAAATAAATAATTTTAAGGTATACATTAGCTCACCATGTTCGCTTTGTATATCTGAATAAAATTCAGATATACGCTTTGTATATCTGAATAAAATTCAGATATACATTATACATCCTGGATGCATGGTATTTTTACACGAGATTCATGCATCCAGTGTTAGTCCCTGATTAACACCACTTTTCTTTTTATCTAGATCTAGAAGGAATAATCCATGTCAAACAACATCGTTGAATCAAAGATCATCTCACAAGACCTGCGTGACAAAGCTGATGCCATCAAGAAGACCATGTCTTTTGATGGTAAAACCGGTGTGGTCACTGCAGGCGAAGGTGTCTTTGAAAACACCTTGCCGGAAAACGTCACCCTGAAAGACTGCAAAGCAGTAGTAAGTGCACTGTCTGATTTTGCTGTAGCTTCACAAGTCGCGTTCTCAGAAGTCGCGATCGATGGTCTGAAGAAACACGGTGATCTTGAAAGTGCTACTGTTTCTATCCCGACGATCCGTTCTCATGACAAGATCAACCATGAGATGCTGCGCAGTCAAGAAGTCCGTGTCCCTGGTAAGAAAGACGGTGATGGTTCTACTATCACCAAGTACGGTAGTGTCAAATCCAGCATCGAGATCGCAGGAGTATCTACCCGCAACTCTACGATGAAGAAAGTTGCTACCTACTTCAGCCAAGATGCTGCTGAGAAACTTGGTAAGAAGTGATCTGATCTACAGATAAGAGATACACCCTTAGTTAATGACACACGTATCTCTTATCTTCACACAGAAAACGTTTGCTACCCTAGTGATACCTTAGATAGGTATCACTAGGGGTCTATGACGCATGCTATTATTTTTGCATTTTGCAATCTAAATTTTTTCAGATATATACTATCTCCATAGACGACCATTGGTCTTTTCGGTTGAAAATCCCTACTTCGTAGTCGTCTAAATACATCATCTACCGAGAGGTATCTATGATGATCTTTTTTCTAATCTTTAATCTATCTTGGAGATATTCAAATGTACGGTACTTACAACCTTCTTGCAACGATTGCATCATCACTCTGCACAGTGATGCTGGTTCAACTGTGGTGGATAACACCCTTCTCGTTCAGAGAGAAGTTTTATTATACTGGATTGACAATAGCATCGTTGATGTTTATCTGGTTGATTGCATTTCTACCCAAAGGGATGATCCCTACTTGGGCAGTCGTCCTCTTTGCAGTGCTGACGTCATCATTGATCGTAGCTTGCTTTCTCTTCTTTGCAGGGACTGCGAAGTATGAAAAGGAACGCATCATGCGTGCTGCTTTAGATGCGTCTGGTGTTGACTACATCACCGAAGACCTGAACTTCATGCGTCAGTTTGACAGGACTCTAGGTAAGAAGGTCAAACCCAAGAAATTCAAGAAAACTGAACGGCGGTTATTCCGCAAGTTCTGGTGTAATGAGAACATTGTCTAAAGGAGACAGTCATGAGAACATGGCTTGCTTATTATAGCGTGCAGTCCTTATTAGGTCTTAAGCGCTACTACAAGACGAGCTTTAGTATCGTCGGTAAGATCTTTCTGTGGATCGCATTCTTAATGCTCTCCCAAGGGATGATTACCTTAATGATAAGATACTGCTTGTCATAAACCCACGTATCCCGATTTAACATCTCAATAGGAGTCTATCATGTTTGCCGTTGAACCCGTAATCAGCCTGACACAACACGAACCCACCCCGGATCAAAAAGCGATCATCCATAACTGGGTGGATCTGACAGATGCAGAAAAAGCATATGTTAAGAAGAATTTAACCTTCCGTCCACAGGAAGTATCAAAGTACGCCATCATGGGTAGAGCAGCCATGTTGGCTACCCTGGCCAAGGAGAAAGGAGCCAAATACGCCCATATCGGCGGAGCTCCTTACCTGATGGCACATCTGGAGGATTGCCTGAAACAAGCAGGCATTGTTCCTCTGTATTCCCTTACAGAAAGGGTAACAGAGGAGAGGGTTATCGATGGTGAGGTTGTCAAGACCAGCGTATTCAAATGCGCTGGTTTTTATGCTGTGGAATAAAGCGGCGTAAACCCCTTGTACCCTGATGTACCCGTAGGTACATCAGGGATGCATGATATCTTTTATTTTCATCGAGGTCACCTATGGTAACCTCTTAGAGAGTCGTGTTCATATACACGGATGCCTCTAGGAGGCTCTCAGAGCCTCTCTGAGGCGATATCTCTATTTTTACATATCCTAACATGACTTAACCAAAATAAGTCATGTATAAGCTTTATAAGAAGGAATAATCAAATGGATCAAATGGACCTAAATGCCTATATCTTATTTAGTCTGATATTTGCAACCGTATTCATGCTGTTTGAAGAAAACAAATCCTGGTTTAAATGTACCACACACCTCTTCTTCTACACGCTTTATTTCTATCTCTTCTTTGCAACGATAAAGCATATCAAAGAACATGGTTTTCTCTGGACAAACATGAGCTTTTTACTCATCGTGGTGGTCAGTTTCTCTTTGTCTATCTATCGTGAACATAAAACCCCTCCCTGTTAGCTGTCTGATAAGGACAGCTAACAGGTATATATGTTGTATTATTTTTTATGTCATACTGTGATCTTGATACTACTATCTTTAAAAAGATCTATAGGTAGCACTGTCTATGATGTATACCGTACTAAGTTATCTCGTAGGGATCATGGCATGGCTGATGATATCCTTAGTGATCTTCACTCGGATATCTGTCTTCAACAAGTTCCTCTTTACGATATATACGATAGCATTCATGACGATGTCAACGATCCCATTGCAGTTCTATAGTGGTGAAGTCTATGTCTTTTTATTATTCTCGCTCTATGTCTTGTGGGCGTTCCTGCAGGGTATGGTGGTCTATATCTGGATCCTCTGTTATAGACTGAAGAAAGCAAGACGCTATGGTCTCTCCCATGTCTCTGTGAAAGGAGATCCTGATTACATTCAGTTCATCATTGACAACCATTTATGCTAGGGTGGGTGTAGTTCTACACCTGTATCTTTTAACCGAAGGTAAACTATTCGTTTAACCATATTTAAAAAAGGATAGCGTTTATGTATATCACGCTTCTATCTACCGTGGTATCGATGGGACTCTCCTTGTATGCACTGCTTGCTTACTGGAGACTCCCAAAGATCCTGATGAAAAGATATCGAAGAGCGATGATGATCGCTTTTTCGATAGAGATGTTTTTATTTGCAGTGTGTGCTGGTTGGTACAACATGATCTACCATGATCACTTAAGTATCACAGTGCTGTCGATGATCTCATTGGTATCGACATCACTACTCGCACATGCTGGTAAACATCAGATCAAGAAAACCAAAATCTACCAACAAATCTGTTACCAACACACCACAGGTGTGTATCAATAAGAGATCTTATATCGATAGTAGTGATGAAGACGGCATATACCCCTAGGGTACCGATGATGGTACCCTAGGGGGACTATGACGTGTAGTTTATTTATACATCAAGACTCACAGGTCGTACAGGTGTTCAACAAAGCTCTGTTGAACTTCTGTGCGGCTGACATACTGAACTGATAGTAGATAGATTTCATCCCCAGTTCATGGGCTGTGAGATAAAGTTGGTTGATATCTTTCGTTGGGGTATCTGGATGGACTAGGATGTTGATAGACTGCCCTTGATCGATATACTTCTGACGTTGCGCTGCTTGCTGGATGATGGTAAGCTGAGAGATCTCTTGCCAGGTCTTGAATACTTGTTTATCTTCATCTGAAAGACCTTCGAGATGCTGCACTGATCCATCATTAACGAGTATCGATTGCCAAGTTGCTTCATTATCAAGACCTTTCTCTTGCAAGACCTTAGTGAGCAATGGGTTACGATAGGTCGTCTTGATCTTAGCCAGATCTTTGATGTAGTAGTTGCTTCTGATAGGCTCCACTGACGGAGATACTCCACCTAAGATGAAGGATGAAGACTTGGTGGGAGCCACGCTCATAGTCGTTGTGTTGCGCCTGCCATATCCTTTCAGAATCTCTGGTTCACCATATCGTTCAGCAATCTCACGAGATGCTGCGTAAGATCTATCATGGATGGTTTTGAAGAGCTCATTGTTAAGCTGCATCGCTTGGAAGGATTCAAAAGGTGTGTGTTTATACTGCAGATAAGAGTGCCATCCCAACACACCGATACCAATCGCACGGTGACGAGAAGCAAATCGGTGGGCTTTCTCCATCATCGGGATAGATTTACTCTTCTGGATAAACTCTTCCATGACAGCATCAAGGAAATACGTCATGGTTTCCACAGCATCAGTATCTTTCCATTCATCAAAGTAGAGTGCATTCATGGAAGACAAGCAACAGACGAAGGATTCCTCGAGTGATGATGGGAGTGCAATTTCGCAGTTACCGGTATTGATACCATTGAATACAACACGATGACGCAGTGGTTCATTACAGCAATACACATCCTCTCTTTCGCAGATGTCTGTTACAGATATTACATGTACATCAGGCACAGGAGTATCACTATCAGGCAGATACCAGGTATCTAGTCTATCCCCTGGTGACAGATCTATCGTTTCTTTTACGATAGGATCAGCATTCTCGCTGTATTTGATATACCACTTATGGTAATCTGTACATCTGATGCTTTTACCATTACTAAGCTCTACTAAGAAAAGTCTTTGGTTGGTGTTAGTCTTAAGTAACTGTACATTGGGAGACCATTCAAACCCGTTCCAGACAGTGACAAACTCATTCTCATGTTCAGCTATTGGGACATCACCATACTCCTTGGTGAGGATGGTGGTATCACCAGAAACACAACAGAGGTTACTGGCATAGATCGTCATGTCTTTGTCTTTGTAGACATCAGGCTTCTGATTATTGACATTGTCTTTGAAGAAGAGATAAGGGATACCAGATTCAGCTTTACGCTGCAGGACTTTAGCCCAGATACGTCTTTTCTCAGAGTCCCCTTCTTTCATCTCTTTTAACCACTGATCTCCGATACAGACACCGTAGTACATGAGCTGGATGGGGTTACCTTCTTTGTGGATATCAAGCCATTCCTCGATATCAGGATGCTCGATATCGATATACCCTGCAAACTGACCCTTACGAGAGTTTCCGGAAATGCAAACCGTGTTGTTCCTTCTAACGATGAGCCTACCTAGAGGAACGGTTGCACAATAGACTTTACCTTGATAGTCCACTTTAGAGACTTGTACATCGCTACCTACCACCCACTGGACATTAGTGTTCTCGTCCAGATAGAAAAGACGGGTATAGTCATCTAACACTAAGTCTTTGGCTTGAGCGATATCCGTTTTCTCATCCCAGTCAGGAAAGATGTTTTCCCCTTCTCCTTTGTATCGATACCCACCAAAGACCATGCGATGGTTAGGAGTGACAGAGAGATCAAATTTACCTTCTGCGTAGTAGTGATACATCTCACCACTGTGATCTTCGGTGATGAGATCATAGGTGTCGGTATAACTGATATTGTTATACTCATCCACATGCGCTAAAAGATCTTCACCTTTCTTGACATCTCTGAAATCTTTAAATCCTTTATCAGTGAGTACTTCGGTGCCTTCTTCGTAACACGTACCTTGACTGATAACATCAATAACCGTATCGAAGAGTTTAGCGAAGTTAAAAGAACCATCAGAATGACCGTTGTCTTTGATCGGTGCTCCACGTGGGCGGATAGCACCGAAGTAGCCTGAAGTACCACCACCTGTTTTGCTCATCATACCCACTTCAGCAGTGGTACTCATGATGTCGTAGATAGAGTCGCCTATGAAGGATCCGAAACAGCTAATGGGTAACCCTCTATCCAAACCAAAATTAGACCAGATAGGAGAAGCCAGTGAATAATAGCCTCTTGCCATGTAGTGGTAGAATTTATCAGCAAAGCCTGGATAGTTTAATAATTTCTCAGCGTGGTTTGCGATATATCTTATCCGATCTTCAGGTTCTGTACCTTCCAGAAGGTATCCACGGTGAAGAAAGATCCGTGAGGATTCATTCAGCCAAGCAAAGTCAGGACGATTTACATTTGTGTCTAACATAGATAAACATTTCCTTAGATGAAATTAAGAATGAATAACAGTAGTCAAGGAGGAGGAGTAGGAACTCACATCCTCCTGATTATAACATATTTGACTTACCCAGATAGTGCTCTTGATAGAGCTTATCTAGCTCAAATAAGTCAGGGAGATTGAAGAGATGATGCATGAATTCGACAGCATTAGCATGGCCTCCAGAGATGTTCATGCCTTGGATCTTGCGTGTTAATGTGTTCACACCCTGGATAGAGAGAAGCTCTTTAGAAGTCGTCTCTCTGGAGATATTTAAAGCTACACCATTGCTAGGGTAAGCTGCTGAGATATCAGAGTCTGCACAGTGGGTTCTGATCTTGGTATAGAACTTACCTTTCTCGAGATACCATTTGGATTCTTTTAGTAGCATCAAGTGTGCAGGTAGTGTAGATATCCAGTCCAGTCGATTGACTTGTTTTTGATCCAGTGGCATCGTGACGTTAGCTGATGTCCCTGGTGCATAGCCTCTATCGATCAAGAATCCGTATAACTTATCCCAAGTTCTTCTTGGTTCAGAGGAGTAGATCTTGAAATGAGATGTCTTTAAGGCTAGTGGCATAGTGATCGAGAGATCATAAGTACGTTCATCTAAGATCTCGATAGAGATACAGTCAAAGACGTTATAGATGATGTACTCAAGCGGAAAGTTCTTCTGCAGGAAATTGTGCCATTGGATAGAGTTGGATTTAAGATGATCAGCTTCTTTGAACTTGAGTTTTCTGATCCCTAGTTCTTTATCTAAGATAGCATCCAATGCATAGCTAGGTTCATCTTGTCCTGATTTACGGATCTGGTAATACACCTGCATCGCATCTATGAAGTAAAAAGATGCAGGTACTTCTACCCAATGCCAGCGTTGTGCTGGCTTCATGGGGGTCAGTGACCCATCTTCTTTTTTGCGATACAGTGGTCCTTCATGGTACTTGATGTATCTAGATTCCATAGGTACTAAGGGGTCTGATAATACTTGTCCAGCATCTATGTCTTCATCTTTGAGATCTTCCAAGATCTTTGGAAGATCAAAGTTGATATTCCAGATAGCGATGATGTCAGGAGACCATAAGTGTGCTCTTTTAAAGACTTCTACTATAGCTTGTCCTGCTGTATCAACGAACACTAACTCCCACTCGATCTTTCTTTGCTTTTTGACATCCCCTAGATAGAAGTCAAATTTCTTATATAACTCAGCTTTGACATCATAAATCCCTTTAACAAAGTCCTTCACTACAGCAGTGATGACTTTGTCTTTATAGGAAAGGGTGGCGATGATGGTTTTATTAGTTCCGTGTAAGGTATCTGTCTCGATATCAAATACCGCAATATCAAAAGGAGAGAACTTATCATACTTCTTCTGATACTGCCATTTAAGATAACTACTATGTTCGTAGTCAGTACCATAGACGTAAGGATTACCATAGACCTCATTGGGGTGACCTTTATGCCAGAGCATACCAAGTGTTCTTTTAAGGTCAAAGAACTGTTCTCTTCTGGTAACGGTTCTTTCCTCAAGGTTTTCTAATGGTGCTCTTTCTTTTTTCTGCTTATAATTACGTTGATTCATCTTGGCAACGTAATAAGGTCTTTTGTAGTCTTCAATGAGCATCACTCTCTTGGTAGTACTGTCATCTTTGAGATAGACTTTCTCTTTGACTAGGTGAAGATCAGTAGGACCTTGGTCTATCGGGATGACAAATCTACATTCACGTGAGGTGATATCTTCTTTAGGGATAGGTTTATTGGTCATGGAGGACATATAAGGATTCCTGGTAGCGCATGGGGTATAAGCCTATGACTTTGAGGCTTCTTTACACCGGTTTAAAAAGGAGCATATACTTAGGGTCACTTGTTTAAACATTTCTAAGGAATACGCATGCGTAAGATAACAGACTTCATGCCAGAGATGAAAGATCTCACGATCTCTAGTGAAGAGATCGTGATAGATCGTCAGTCCTCTGGCTTTTTTAAAGAGCTGGTAGCATTGATCCAACACTGGCGAAATAATCCCACTGAACTTGTGCTTGTCAATAAGAGTGCCTATGATTTCACTGATGAAGACTTCTTGAAAGCACCCGACAATGAAGCTTTTGCTAAACTGGTGAAAAAGTATACTGGGATGACTGCAAAACTCCATGTCGTAAAAGATAACAATATCAAAGCCAGTGTAGCAAACACGATGATGTTTGCGCCTGTTTTACATAACTCGATATTAGATATCCAACACGACATATTTGGTAAATACAATAAAAAGTTCCTTGATAAGGTCAGTGAAACTATCGAGAAAGACTACCCGGAGGGCTTCAAAGGTACAGTATCCCGTAAGACAGGCAAAGTCACAGGAGACTTCGCTAAGATACACAACTCTGTCTTTACTGGATATACATTCATTACCAGCAATGATTTCCCAGTAGAAGCAGTAGCTGCAGTTATCATGCACGAGATCGGCCATTGCTTTACTTTCATGGCAGCCCTTGGCGTGTGTTTCAGGACTAACGTAGTACTCCTGCAACTGATGTCTAATCTGAATAAATCCACCGATCTTAAAGAAAGGGAAGTATCGATCAGTATCGGACTTAAGCATCTTAATGTCGATATGGATAAAGGATCTATCCAGGATTTGGCTCAACACTCTGATAAAGTAGTTGTTAGTATTGTTAGCGGTAATATTAATCACTTAAAGAGTATCTCTAATTCTGATCAATACGACCTTACAGCTGCTGAACAGACCGCAGACCAGTATGTCGCAAGACAGGGTGGTGGATTTGCTTTAGCGCAAGGACTAGAGATCATAAATCGCATGTATGATTCATCTATCTTTAAGAAGAAAGCAGAAATACAGGCAGCGCAGTTCATCGCTATTAACAGACGTATTTTCGAGGGTTATACAGTTTTAGACGTCATCCTCACCATCTTTTCGGCGCTTGGATGGCTCTATCTCTTCTTCAGGGACAGACCCATTGATGTTTATCAGGATATGGTAAATAGATACGACACGGGCGTCATCCGTATCCAGCGGATGCGCGAAGATCTGGTCAATCAACTCAAAACCAGTGGTGGTAAATCCAATCAGATCCTGCAAGAGATTAAAGCAATCGATAGCATCATCGCTTTGTATAAGACCGATGAAGCTTTTATCAATAAGCTTCTTAAGAAGAGATTCACGAAAGATCGTGTCAAACAAGCACAACTCGCAAGAGAACTTGAGTCTCTTGCTGCCAATGATCTTTTTGTCCTTGGACATGAGCTTAAGACATACTAGAGATATTTATCTCTAGTATGGGTGAAGTTACTATTACTGAAGAACTATTAATTTTATTTAGATAAGGAACACAAATCATGATCGATGTCAATCTTAACCGTGAGATAGAAGTATTATTCTCCGGCATTGACCCTACTTTAAAGAACAAAGCTATCTCCTTCGCAGCTGGTGCTGCTATCGGGAGAAAGATGCCTATCCCCAATGATAAACTGCAAGGCTCTGATGAGCAGTACAACATAGAGCTCATCCAGCAGTCTAACAAATACATCTCCATCATCAATGAACTGGTATTGGTCGATGTCCCTTACACCAAAGCAGTACTTAAAGCTGTCTATGGTGTCAGATACAAAGCCAGATACCCTGATAGCATCGTCACCAGTGAGAATGAATGCATCACTTGTGATCTCTTTGATATCCCCACCCTCTTCAAAGATGTCTGCACTGAAGGACTTAACCAAGTCAAAAGACAGATCATCGCAAGCATTGATCTCATTGCTTCTGCTTTGATCAGCTATGATGGGGACACTATTGATACTGATATCCCTGTAGAGTAAGCTATGGATATAAAAGACATCCAAAGACAGTTTAGTCTAGATGATGATACTACCATGTCAGCAGAGTCTCATCAGGAGTCTACTACAATAGCTCTTGATACTACTGTTAAGATCACGTTAACAGAACCCCATCATGTTGATCTCTCTGATAACCACATCGAAGAGCTAAAACGTCTACGTGATCATCTTAAAGAAGAAAGAGCGATCAATAAGTCCAGTGCTTCAGAGATCTTATTCCTCTTAGATGGAGATCACGAGATCCGTTTTGCCAATGAAGGATACTTCACGGAGTATCCTTCAGAGATCGGCTATCAAGAGACGATGGAAGATCTGACTGAGATCATCGAGAAGAAAGATCAAGAGACTTATAGTAGCCTGCAAGAGAGTATCCAAAAACAACTTAGCGAACTTAAGCATCAGGACTACAAACAAGTCATCATCCAAGAGAGAGATCTCTACAACAAGATCAAATCTGAGATCTCTTTTAAAGAAGATATGTTTAAAAGCATAGACTCTGATCAAGTCTCTGTCCTCTATCAGTCTTTGCAGCTAGATGAGATTGATGCATTAAAGAAAGCATTACTCACACGACCTTCTCAAGAGTCTATGGACATCGAGACAGCACTGAGTACAGATATCTATACTGACTTACTTGCCAAGTATGATGATATCATAGCACTTGGTATCGTGCTTGTTGAGAAAAGCTATCAAGAAGACCTTGTAGAGCAAGACGTATCTATTATGAAAGCTTATCTCAGTTTCATCTATCGCATGCAAGAGATCGTCTATCAGAGACACCGATTACACGTCTGGTTATCCCATCTGGATCACCAGAGTGAATATATTACAGACTAGTAGCAATATTTTGTCTAGATATAGTCCCCTGTCCCCACATCGGTCTTCTAAACCGATGACGTAAAAGCGTGGGATGGAAGTCGTGAGGTTCGATTCCTCCAGGGGGCTCCACCGAACATCTACGAGTGTCGTTGATGTAATGTACTGTTCTTAGGGTATGTTAAGATCAGTCGAGCCTTGTATCTGTTATGTTCATAAGCAAGGGTTCATGAACAGGTACATTGATTCTCCTTTTGATAATGTGATTTTGCCTAGAGGGGTAACCCTCTAGGCTTTTTTTGCCGTGTATTCTTTTTTTTTGATGACCACCCTTAATCCTCTCAGATAGCCTAAACGGCATATATCCTAGCTATACCTGATAAGGGTATAGCTAGGAGTAAGGGATGTATGCCGTCTATACAGGCATCATTTTAATGAATACTGACAGCATTAAGGAGATTTATGGCAATCCAAAATGACATGATCTTATTCCAGAATGACTGGAATAAGTATCCCACAGCTACCATCCACCTAGAGACTACCAATACTTCCTTTTTAGAACTCGGTAAACTCTATCGGGATATGGGGATCAAGAACAATGCTTTTCACTTAGCACTAGTCAACCCCTTACTGAAAGAAGTAGATCCCCATTCTAGTAATCTCACTGAACGTGAGATCGCCATGATCGCTGCTGAATGCAAGATCAATCCTTGGTACTACATGCGTGAAGTACTAAGAGCTCCTCCTGAAGGGGGTCTGAATCCGCGTCCTGTAAAAGCCAATCGTTCTAACATAGCCCTTTGGTGGCTATTCTTCAATCATTGTACGGTATATCTAGTACAACCCCGTCAGACAGGAAAGTCCTTCAACACCAATGGACTTTCTACATACCTCATGGATGTCAGATGTGATAACACCAAAATCAACCTCTTAACCAAAGATGATAGTCTTAGAAGAAAGACCATTGATAACATCAAAGAGATACTGGATTATCTTCCAGACTACTTGGATATGCGTATCAAGAAAGATGCGAACAATGGAGAGACGATCACCATCAACCAGAAGAATAACCAGTATGCAACATTTGTAGCACAAGCTTCTCGTAAAGCAGCACTCAAAGTAGCACGTGGTGATACAGCACCTATTTTCCATATAGACGAAGCTGCTTTTATCTCTAATGCATCTATTACTTTCCAGTCAGCACTCCCTGCTATGGGTGCTGCTATCGATATCGCCAAAGCCAATGGTACTCCTTATGGCGTGATCTTCACTACTACTGCTGGTAAGAAAGATGATCCTGATGGCAAGTATGTCTATCAACAGCTGATGGAAGCGATGGTCTATGATGAGAGATTATTATTCGATGTAGGTTCCCAAGAAGAGTTAGAAGAAGTTGTCCGTAAGCATAGTAGAGTCGATCGTAAGAAGAATCCTCGTGGAGTATATCGAGTAAACTGTACTTTCTCCCATAGACAGCTTGGATACTCGGATGAATGGTTGATCGAGACCATGGAAAGAACCCAATCTGAAGGTGATGATGCTAACCGAGATTACTTCAACGTCTGGACTGCTGGTAATGAAAGATCTCCTATATCTACTCAAGATGCTGAACTTATATCGCTGTCTAAAGTAGAGAAACCCAAGGAAGATGATATCCATAGCTACATCTTCCGCTGGTATGTGGAAGATGTCGATCGTTATATGCAAGATAACCACTGTATCATGGGTATCGATACTTCTGATGCCTCAGGTGGAGATGATATCGCAGTAGTCATCTCTGATGTGAAAACCGGTAAAGTCATTGGTTGTGGTAACTATAACTACACCAACATCTTTGTCTTTGGTAAGTTCATTGAGTCTTTTATCTTGAAGTACACCAACCTTACTGTCATCATCGAAGCAAGATCTACTGGTGTAGGACTTCTAAACTACTTACTGATAGCATTACCTGCAAACAGTATCAACCCTTTCACTAGACTCTTCAACCGTATCGTCAATGAAAGATACGAGAGTGACGTTAATAAAGAGTACTATGAAGAAGCTATGCGCTATGGCAAAAGAGAAGATATCATCAACAAGTACAAGAAGTACTTTGGTTATCCGACCTCTGGTGCTGGACTTTATTCAAGAGAGTCTTTGTATGGTGGAGTATTTAGAAAAGCTATCTCTATCGCTAAAGATAAGATCCATGATATCGTGTTAGCTGATCAGATCCTAGGTCTTGTCATCAAGAACAACAGGATCGATCACGATGACTATGGTCATGATGACATGGTCATCGCTTGGCTTCTGACACACTGGGTGATGAGTGAGGGAAAATCATTAGAGTCTTATGGTATCACGCCTTATGAGATCTACTCTCGTATCGCTGAGAAACCCATAGAAGAGATCCCTTACGAAGAGCAAGTACAGAAGTACGAGCAAAGAAAGATCCGAGAGAAGATGATCCAGCTCTATGATGAACTGCAGAATAACAGAGACTACTACATCGGACTTAAGATCGAACAAGAGTTACGCAATCTCAATAAGAAGCTGATATTAGAAGACCATGAGGTATTCTCGATAGAGCAGCTTATACTGCAAGCTAAAGATAAGAGAAAAGCTAGACGTTACGACGGATAGATTTCCGACAGGTAAATATAGGCGCTATGACTAGACGTCATATATCCTCAGTACTGCCGTGTCTAAGGCAGTACTGAGGTGAATGTTATTGTTTCTGTTGTCTTATTAAAGCAAGACCAAATATTACGGTAGCAAAATACAGTACTTTGATCCCATGTAAGGTGATCAGAGTAGTCTCAGTATTTGCGACATGTCCTGTGATCCAAGTGATCACCAGGATAAATGGAACCATCGCAAGTAGTAATTTGTAGGATTGCTTGATGTTGACTTTGTAGAGTAATAAATAGTAGGCTACTGTGATGATGTCAATGGTGGTGACAGTTAAGAAATAGTTTGCTGTAGTCATGGAAACATTCCTGTTATAAATGAGAAGTAATGTCTGTTCAAACGATTAGATGTCATATATCCCCTACTAGGACTTTAAATAGTCCTAGTAGGGTGCTATGACGCGTTATCTTTTTACATCACTTACTGAAGTAACTTTACGTCACTTGCTAAAGTAACTCATGGTAAATGCTCTTAGCAGCAAGTACATCAATAATCCTGTCCTAACTGCCGCAATCTGTGCAGGTGTTTTCACCTGTGCAGCATGTTTGACGAGTTTCTCAGTATCCTGTCTGATACGGATCAACAATGGGTCTTGTGATCTAGAGCTTGTATATATCCCTTTCATGCGACTTAACAAGTATCCAAGATCATCGCGATGTCTATTGATATCCTGTCCAAGATAGCTAAATGCATGTTCGATGATATCATCTACCCATTGCGTCATCTTCTTATTCTTGGAGATCTCTTTGGGGATATATTCCAGGACTTTGATCAAAGTAGTGGGGTTCATGACTGGAACAGCACTACTGATGATATCGATCAGCTGATCTTTGATAAGACTATTTCTGTCTTTTAAGATATCGAACAAGTAACTGCTGTACTTGTTCTTGATATTGATATCATCTTTAAGCTCTACCTCACCATCAAAAAGAGCCAGTTTACTATCCCCACTGATCTTCTTACCTTGGTTGTGGATATTGATAAAGATACCATAGATGTTAACGAGCATACTACGGATACGTGTTTGCGTATCTGTGATGATGTATGCAACAGAAGCTGCTTCTTTACCTTTAGAAGAGATGTCTGGTGACATCGTCTTCAAGGTGTTGCTGTGGAGATGATAGATAATGTCTAGTGCTCTATCTCTGAAGAGTTTACCCCAGGAACCTTTCTGCTTGATAGCAAACTTGTTATTAAGCGCTGCAAGTGTTGCTTCTGCTTCACCTACTGAACACTGATATTGCCAATGTACCCACATACGTGAGGTGATGAACTTATATTGCAATAACTCTAATGCTATCGCTGCACCATTTTCTTTTAATCTCTCAGGCAAAGATGATATCAGTATCACATGTGCGATATATACAAGTGCCAGGTTGCAAGGATCTCCTGCAACCTGATAGTACTTCTTCGGGATGAGTTTATCACATCCCTTAGAGACATCTTTCTCATCGATACCTAAGATATCATGGAAGATCTTTTCTCTGTCGATAGGAGTAAACTTGACATTATAACAACCAATGAGATTACCACCAAAGAACTGTGCATGATCACGGTTCTTGGTGATAAAGGATGTCTTCATGACTTCCAGCTTATGGACTAGTCTCTCATCTACCACTAAGTGTTTGCAAGCAAGATCAAAGACCTCTTTGATAGACCTTGGCTCATTCATCATCACTCCCATCTCTTATACGACCACGATAGACGTGACCTTTATACTTAAGGACATAGTCCTCCATAGTGACACGTATCCCTTCTTGGTTTAGAGGAAGATCGTTTTTACTGTCACTATCGATGGTGATCAAGTATAAGTTCTCACCATTCATGATAGCATCTTCTTTGAGATGATCGAAAGTATCAAGACTTACTTCTTCATCTTTGACGACATGAATCGTCGCATCTTGATCTTTCTCTAAGATGTCAGATACGATCCGTTGTGCTATGTCCTCATCAGGGACATCGATACCGACGGTATCTTCACTTTCTGTCGTGAACGATGTTCTTTTAGCGATAGCTTCAGATCTGTCATGATAGACATCATTTAAAAGACCTGCGATCGTCTCTGACAAAGAACCGACGATCTTGATCTTTCTTTCGCCAAGTTGCGCTAGAGCTTGATCATACATCGAGACGTATTCATCATCAGGAAGTTTACTGGTGTTATCGGTGTATTCTTTTTCTATCATGTCACACTCCTTAGATAGAGAAATTCGATAAGACAGTCACTAACTCATCTGTCTTATCTTGGATGATCTTGATCGATTCTTTACTGATCCTGGCATAAAAAGCAACTTCCGCCATCGAGGTGAATAACTCGATGGCTTTTCTGCGATGTTTACAGATGAAGTCTATCGTGTTAGCTCGATCTAGTGGTACCTGACGATATCTTCTTAACATACCAGTTGTAGCGTGTTTGTGTAGTCTGATCTCTGTTAGTAGTGGTTTGATCACTTCTACTTCAGTAGAAGGGACATAAGCGATCAGTTCATCGATTGTGGTGATGAAGATCTTGTAACAAGCAATCAGTAGTACTTCAGTGTTATTCACCAAAGTTTCGTTATCCATGTCTTCATGGATCTCTTTTAAGTTAAATATATCACTCATGTGAACCTTTTCAAGTAAAAAGAAGTATTCATCTCCTCCCTCCTAACATGAATCTTACATGTCTGGTCATGTTTTCTTTGCTATTCATATAGAACAATTTCCCGATCTTCTCATCTAACATCGTCTGGTATTGTTCCATGCAGTCACTGTAAGACTCAATAATCTCTCTGTATTTACCGAGTTCATGTCCTGAGTAGAGTTGTGCTTTGTCTACTAGTAACACTTGCTCATTGTAGATATAAGCTTTTATCGCTAAGATAATCAGTTTGGTAAACTCAGGAATCAGTCTCGGTCTGATGGTGGATAACTCATCATCGTTTTCTAAGATGCATACCAATGTACCTACTGCTGGGGTCATCGGACTATCATGGACTAATATCGTATTCTCACCAACCAGATCTACTCGGGTAGACTCTGCTACCTGGGGATCAGAGATAGAGTTTAACAGATAATCCGTTGCACGATTTAACATCGTGTTCTGACATTGGGTCTGGTATCCATAAGAAGCGTTATTTAATCGATAAGGTTGGTAGTTGATAGAGATCACTGTAGTGATAGCTCTGCCACCAGTAAGCTCTTTCGGGATATAGTAAGTAAAAGTATTCTGATCAGAGTAGACTTGTTTGGCATATGCTAGTGGGATATAGGAGTATACACCATTAGTGACATTGAGGTCTTGAAGGACAAACTTCAAGATGACTTCTTCTTTGATTCTTTGTTCTAGGGATTTCGGAGAAGCTCTTTGCATATAGCTTCTGTCGATGAAGGTATTTTCGAGTATCGGTCGAGGGATTTCTCTCGTCGCTCTATTGATTGCATGTTGGATAGCATTCATGTTTTCTGTACCTGTATATATGTTGGATAGTCCAAGATTCATAAGAAAACACGAATATCACGATGTACACGGCATATATCCTCAGTAGTACCATTGATAGGTACTACTGAGGTGTTATGACGCTTATTCTTTTTAATCCCAGAATGGTTCTTCTATCGTCCCAGAAGCATTGCGCTTCTGTCCGACTTTCTTCAATGTTGTATCTTCTTGACCATAGTCCCAACGGATGCCACCGATATCAGCAAATGGTAATACAAAATCCAGATACTCCTCAGGTGTCTGACCAGAGACCCGATGTTTACCTCGTGCTACACACATATACGTCGTGCCAGACTCATTGACCTTATATAAGAATAACTCCAAGTCTACTTCACGACCGATACCTTTACTTTTCGCATAGTAGTTACCATCACGCACCATGATCGCAAGATCTTTCTTACCCATGCGATGCAGATCATTAGCTTCACTAGAGAGCTGGTGTGGTGTTAAGAACGCAATCTTCTTCTTAGCGAAGAAGTTGCGGGTTCTGTTGAATAGATCTTGATATCTGTCTGCATCATTACCACCAGAGCATCCTGTCAATGGTAACATACACAGATAGTCTACACAGCAGAGATGGATCTCGTATCCTTCTGCTTCGTACATGTTGATCTTGTTGAAGAGATCTAGATAAGTCCACTCAGATGGGTTTACGCGGATAGATTTAAAGACATAGCCATTTTCATTGAGTCTTCTAGCAAGGTATTCTGTACCACCTTTATTGACCTGTAGCTTGGCAAAGTCTTCATCACCAAAGGCTTCATTATCAAGATTACCTTTTAAGAGCATCATGACGTTAGCAGTGGTTAACGTCATCTCGTTTTCTAAAGAGATATAGAGGATCAATGCTTTCTTCTCTTTATCAGTCAAAGTCTCTTCTGCTTTATTGTAGATACAGGCTCCTAAGCATAAGGACAAACAGACTAAAGATTTACCATGGTGCTGTAGTGCAGCGACTACTGTAGTCTGACCACGTCTGAGTCCACCACGGGTCATTTTGTTTAGTCCTTGCCAAGGGGTCTTGATGATAGACTCTCCTTTGGCTTCATCTCTGACTTCTCTGAGTACATCTAGTAATCCATCCCCACTGATAAAATCTACCTCTGCTGTGACCGCTGGATCTTTACGCATGTCTTCTGACATGGATTCAAAGTAAGGCGTAAGTTCAGAGACGATACCACCGACGAACTTATGCATGTCTTTTATCTCATGCTGCTTATATTTAATCGTCGCTGATGCTTTTGACAAGATAGATTTGATCTCATCTTCCTTTAAGGCATTGGTGAGATCTCTTCTTAATGAGAACACCACGTGATTAAGCTGATCTTTCTCGTAAGGATAACTTACCGCTTCTTGGATGGTGTTAAATAAAGACTCATCATCCTCACAGACCACTTTTAGATCTGTCATGATCGATACTTCATCAAAGTGAGCATCTTCTCCTGTGCGAGCCATCTGGATGATCAGATCTCGTATCCCTTGTAGTTTACGATGCTCTGATGTGAATGCTTGTGTCTCTGGGATATCAATGTTCTTAAGGATATTTAATACAAAGTCCTTATTAGAGACATTGATCTTATCGATCTGGTTCTCTCTGATAAGCAATGTAAAACATTTGGTCAGTAACAGTTTAGTGTTCATCGATGATACTCTTTTTAAGAAAAACTATGAGGTCATACCTCTTGACCCACTAATAAGATACGCTCTATCCCTGTGCAAACAGGGTAGAGTACTACGATCATCTACGTGTAAAAATAAAACACACATGCTTATGATAGCTTATATTTTTACACGATATAAATAGGAGAGGAAAAGATGACTTATGCACGCGGAGAGGATCATCCTTTCCAACCTGTCATCTATGTCACCAAAGCCATCTATGAACAGTTAGAATGGTCAAAATTAGAGTTAAAAGATCTCTACCATTTTGACAAAATACTAACATCTTTAGGTGACCAGGCGATATTAACTTTACTGGGACTTAACCTCAATACTGAGGATAATCCACGTTATATTCATGAAAGAGGCCCTTATCTCCCAAATGCCATAGGTACCGCGACATTATTGCATTTGTGGCAAGAGGATCTCCATGATCACGAAGACCGAAAGCTTGCCTATGAGAAGATCTTGACTGAGCTCTCCTTGCTCAGTCATTATCCTGCGATAGCCAAAGCTTTTCCGGTCGAAGAGACGGACATAAATCTCTCTTACCAGGTGATTCATGATCCGAAATCGATCTTTGTGATCCTAGATTCGTATGCTGTTTCGACAGATACGAAGAACCTTTCCCAAGAGGAAAGTAACCTTTTATATACGAAATTTCATGCATTGGTTACGGAGATTACCCGGTCGGTGATAGAGACGTATTCTCTTTACTTCACGCATGACCGTGTAGCACAGTCTCCGTGGTTTTTCCATTATGTTGATCAACTATAAAGGACTTAACTAATTATGGCTATTTTTGGTTCCAAACAAAAACCTTCTTCTCATAACGCGGCTTTGCTTGATAATGCAAAACGCGCATTCGCCACTCGTGGTAACCCGCTGGACAGTGGTGTCATCAGTCGTGCTTTCTCAGCAGAATCTCTGGATGCTACTGAGCGTGAAAAGCTCGATGGTGCTGTACAAGATCTCGAGGCCACCCTGGGCGAAGTCGTTAATGAGACTGAGAAATCTGAGAACGTTGAGTTTAACGAAAATCAACGTGATGCAGCACTTGCCGCTGTGGCTGCTGCTGGCGCTCGTCAGCGTGTACAACAACAAGCAGCTCAAATCCCTGCACTGGGTGAAAATGATCGCTTGATCCCTGTCAACGCAGCTGTCTCTGGTGAAGCTTCTGTACCGCGTATCGCACAAGAAGCTTTCGACACCACTGAGAACCGTAACGCTATGCTGTTCTCATTTGCCTACAACCTGAACGCAGCTCGTCAAGATGAGTTCGGTGAGACCTTCTTCCCGACCATCACCATGGCACCGACTGATGCTGCTGCTATCATCGAAGTAGACCTTCTGAACGTTCTGGAAGATCAGAAACGTCAGCTTGATGGCAGCTATCAATACCAGTTTGGTCGTAAGTCTCTGGTAGCCGCTATGGTCTATCCGGAGATCCTGCACAACGATACTACCCGCATGTATCCGGTTTATCGTGATACCAACCCGGAAAACATGGCCAACTTTGTCCAAGCTTCTGATGTTGCTCCTTACAACGTAGAAACTGAAGATGGTCACGTCATCAAGACTGCACCTCTGGCTGTTGGTCGTGATCTGGACTACATGGGCCTCTGTGCTGCCGACCACCTGATCGGTATGGACACCCTGAACCAGACTGATGCGATCGATCCTAGTGTCAACCTCAGCAACGTCTTCATCAAACTGAAGACTGGTGAAGTCATCGCTTTCCGTGGTCTGGAAGCACTGGCTGAGTCTACCTATACTGCAGCTGTGACTGGTAACAACCGTCAGATGAACTTGAACTATCAAGCGCGTCGTCTGACTGTCACCCCGACTACTACTAAAGCTGATGGCACTGCCCTCACTCTGGCTTCTCAGACTGCTGGTCATTCTGTATCTCTACAGTTCAACATCTCTTCTAACCTGAACCTGGAAACTGGTCAACTGAACTTCATGGCTGGTAAGGTTAAAGTAGAAGCTGTATTTGACTCCTCTAAGAACAAGCTTGATATCAAGAGTGCTGGTGCTGGTAAAACCTCTGCTGATCTCTTCGTCGATGCAGAAGTCATCGGTGTAGACATTATCGCACGTCGTGTAAACACCAACCGTCGTGAACGTGGTCAGCTTCTGGATATGAACCGTGAACGTATGGCTTACGCACTGCCGATCCTCTCTCCGATCACTGCAGTTCGTCCTGCGATGGACAGCTATGAAGATGAAGATAGCGTGAAGCTGGATCGTCTGGTGAAAACCACTTATGTACGTTGCTCACAAGCAGCTGTCAAGACCTTGAAAGCTGCTGAAGGTTTCCTGTCACAGATCGACAGCCAAAACCTTGAGCCTGAAATGCTTTATAACAACGTCGCTCTTGGTGTAGGTCGTTACTATGTCAATCCGTGGTTCAAACACGTAGATCTTGACGTACAAGCTGAGATGAACACTCTGGAATCAGCAAACCGTATGGCTGATGTCAATGCAGTACTGGTTAACACCATCCGCGAGATGGCATATCGTGCTTACATGGAGTCTAACTACATGGCAGCTGCTTCAGTGCTCCAAGGTGAGATCGGTCGTAAACCGCTGATCATCATCGGTACTGACCAGTACATCGCAGCATACCTCATGGTCACTGGTGACCTGCGTACTCTGGGCAACGAGTTTGATGTCAAAGTAGTATCTTCTCCGAACATCGAGATGCGTAACAAGATCTACATCACCTTCGGTAAGAATGGTGGTAGCAATGATCAGATCAACCCGCTGCACTTTGGTAACATGTTCTGGCGTCCTGAGCTGACCACCAACATGCAGATCTCTCGTGGTCAGACCACTACTCGTGAGCTCACGGTACAACCGTCCTTCCGTCACGTCGTCCACCTGCCGATCCTTGCTTCCATTACTGTCAGCAACCTCAAAGGCGCTGCTACCAAGATGGTTCCGATCCTGCAGAAGATCGTTCCGTAAGCTATGGTGGTATCTATCTATCCTTAGTGATAGAAGTGATAGATATAATACACGTCATAAGACCCTTACTCCTAGCTACACCTTTAGTGGGTGTAGCTAGGATTTATGCCGCGTAGTCTCTAGGTATACTCTAAATATCTTTGCATTCTATCATTGTTGAGATATTAAATATATCCGTGTAGGTAGCAGTCAAGTTGACTGTTATATGGTTATATTTAAATAAAGGAGCAATACATGATAGAGAAATCTGATTATCGTTCTGAGATAGGATACGATCCTCTTCTCTTAGATCTTTGGAACCTTCCTCTACATCTGACTTTCTGTCGGGTCTATGTCAACACTACTGAACAAGACATCGTGATCGTCAATGATCACAATGTCAAATTTGTCGTTCCAAGAAATGGTAATTTGACTTCGTCTTTAAGTGGATACATGATCAATACCAATCGTGACTATAACCCCTATGCTATCCCCCAAGATCCCAATTCTGTTGTGGTGAAAAGAGGTCTATATATCATCGACACCATGATCACCACAGATCATGATACCGATGCTTCTTATAAGAAGTACACGATAGGTCGTGATTGCAGTCAATACTACAAACCTTTGCCAACGGATTACTATACTCCATCCAAGAAGACACAGATTGTTAATCGTGTCGGTAAAGATGCGACTGCGAGAAAGTTATTGCGTGGTGGTACGATGATCGGAAACACGATGTATACATCCATGCACGGCTATGTCGCGAACAATGGTTCATCATCTATCGAAGACATCACAGGACACGACATCATCGACTACTTCAAGAATGAAGTCAATCGGTGGATGCAGACGATCAACCGGGAGATGAGTTATTTCATCCCGGTAGAAGATCTCTTGCGTCACGAGACCTTGTATGACAATAACGCTGATATCGTGGTATCTTTGTCATTAAGAGAAGATGTTTTCATGACTCATCCGAAGTTTGATCCACAGAGAAATCGGGATATGGACTTCATTGAGTCTAAGATCAGTGGGGATAGAGTCATCTACGTACCATTTAGAGGAGACCATACCAGACTCTTCCGTGCTACAGGTTTTGATGGCAAGATTGCTCAAGTAGAACCATCCCCTGTGATGCCAGAGCACAAAGAAGGTACGATCACGGTGTTAAGACAAGTGTATCGTCACGACCTCGGTCACAATGTGGTCTCTAAGGACAGTATCTCCTTGAAAGATCCCCGGGATATAATCGAAGATTTCTTATTAAGACACTGTCTTACTTTTGATCCCTTTATGGCGGGATCTATCCACAGCAAAGAACGTCTGGACTATGTCAAGAGCAGACTTAAGAAAGAAGCTGATGATGAAGAACTTACTTATAAGCGTGAAGAACGGGAATATAAACGTGAACAACAAAAGCGGCAACATAAGGAAGAGAATTCTTTCTTGAACTGGTGTGCTAAAGTTGCTAAGAAAGTAGAAGAGACGGTGAAGAGCTATGCTGGTATCGTCACTGCAGGAGCAGTAGTCGTCACTGGAGTCATCAGTGCTTGGAGTAAACTCTTCAAGAAGAAAGAACCTACCACAGCGTAGATAGTATTAGGCTTATTTAACCCATAAGGAGTACCCTAAATGAACCCAGATTTGATTGATTTTATCCAAGCGGATACCCCGAAGATCAATCCAGATATCGCTGAAGGCTTGATCACCAAACATATCCAGTATGGTGAAGCTTATTTAGACGATATCTTTCGTGCAGTATTGAAAGACCTTGACCATGGCATGGGTTTTAAATACCTGGGTTTTGAACGCATGAGTCCTGCTGATGAGTTTATAGAAACGACCAAAGGTAAGAACAACGGTCCACGCCAGTACAACCTAGCGCGTACCGATACCTATATGGTCAAATTGAAATTCGAGTTTGATAATGAGATTATCGAAAAACCTTTGTCATTGCCGTTTATCTCACAAGCAGGGACTTTGAAAGTCTTTGGGACGACATACGCTGTCACCCCAGTACTTGCAGATCGGATTATCTCGATCACACCTCCTGTGATCTTTATCCGGTTGATGTCGGTAAGGCTTAATTTCGAGAAGCTTAACTACTACTTCATGGCAGATAACAGATTAGAATATCCGCCTGTTGTGGTATCTGAAGTGTATAAAACCAATGGAGATGCGAAAACTCCTATGGTGTTTTATCTCCTTTGTAAGTATGGTGTCAAAGGGATGTTCAAACATTACTTTGATGCTGATGTCATCTACGACTACGATGACCAGTTGACTCGTGATAAGTATCCTGAGAAAGACTACGTCATCTGTAAGACTGCTGGTATCTCTCCCAAGAGAACCCGTATCCGTGACTACGAGAAAACCAAAATCGGTTTTGCTGTCCCTAGAAATAAATTTACCCCGACCATGAAAGCGGTTATCTCAGGTCTATACTACATCTTAGATCTCTATCCTAACGAGATCGCGATGGAGGACTTTGAGGATCAATACACCTGGCGTGTACGCCTAGGGTATTATCTATTCGGCTATGGTCAAAACCCTGAGAAACTCAATGATGATATCCTAAATCACTTGTCATCCGTAGACCAGTATATCGATGAAGTCATGCGGGTGAAGTTCAAGAAGATCAATATGGATATCCGTGATATGTATCAACTGTTCTTTGTGATCATTGATCAGTTTGAGAACTGGGAAGCCCAGAACTTAAACCAAGAATCCAATCTCTATCCCAAAGAGCTGTCTATCCTTTATTACCTTTATCAAGATTTAACCAAACAGATCGTCAATCTTGTCTATCAGTTAAAGAAAAAGAACAAGTTTAACGAGATCAAGATCAATGACGTCAAAGAAGCCATCCGTGCTAAAGTGAAGACCAACAAGATCAACATCATCAACAAGACCCATGGTGAAGTCAATGTAGTCAACTACAGTGGTGATAACATGATCTTTGGTGTGACACAGCTTTTAGTCCCACAAGACAAAACCACTAAGTTGCGTAACGGCAATGATGGTATTAATCTTGAGGATCCGACAAAAAGACTGCATGTTAGTACGGCAGAAGTAAGAACTTATTCAGGTATGGCGAAAGCTGCTCCTGATGGTTCAACCAGATTAAACCCCCACCTGAAGATCGATCATGAAGGTGGGATCATCCGAGATGAATCGTTGCGTGAGATGCTTGACAAAGTACAAGCGCGTATCACTCGGAAATAAACTATCTATCGCTTAAGCTCTTGACGTCATAGACGTCAAAAAAGACCATTCCTTAGGAGATACCCTTGTGGGGTGTCTCCTAAGGCTGTATGACGGGTGCGTTGTACAGTCGTGTCTTATAGCAGAAAAAGCTATAGATAGAAGATGCTACTTTAGAAGATATCTAGAGTAGCTTAATCAGCTATTTAAACATTTAAAGGAGTTTTCAATCATGTATCCTAACAACGGCTACATCCCCACCATGGCTTATGCCAACGGTAACCCCCCAGTTAACCCCAGATTCCAATATCCAGGAATGATGAGCAATGCGTTGCCATATGTCGCAACCGCATTGATTGCTATTTTACAAAACCAAGCCCCCAATAATGCCTTTAGACAGATGGCATATAACCACCTCTGTCAGCAGAACTGGGATAACCCTGATTTCCAATACCTGTGGCAGATCGCAACCGCTAACTGCTTGTATGCTTCCCAAGCATCCCGTTGTGATCCGATGCAAGCGATCAACCCTGTTTGTGAGGAAGTGATCAAAGGCTTTATCTCTTATCTGTGGTTCACCTACTACAACAATGATCAGAATAGAGTCGATAACTACGATATGCGTCTTTTGCAAGAAGGGATGCAGATCCACCAGATCCATGTACAGCGGTTAAATCAAGTCACACCTGGTCAAGGTCAGTACTATCCGACCAACAACAATTTTATCCCGAGCAACAATGCTCCTATGGGCTATGTTGACAATGGATATCGTCCTGTTAACCCTGCTGCCTATAATGCTGCAGCCATGAACCGGTATAATGGCTATAATGGCTATAACGCAGGACCGATGACTGCAGGATCTGCATCTATCGGTGGTCGTTTTAGTCGTCTGGCTGCAGAAGACAGCGTTAATAACACACCTAGTGATTACTTGGAACGCAATCTTATCAACCATAACCGTCAGGTGCAGAATTCTCTGCCCTCTGACTTTAGTAATATCAGTTCTGCCAATCCCCACAATCATCCTGGTAGAGCTTATCCTTCTAACCCAACTAACCAACTTAACAATGCTCCTGTACCGGAGAGAACCAGTAGTCCTTTTAAGACCATGACGGGTGCGAATTATCAGGCAAATGCTTCCGATGATCCGCATTTCCAATATGTCGGTCCAAAAGAGACTACGATCTTTGACAGTGAGATGGTAAGTGCTTCGAACAAAATCGAACAAGCTTATCAAAACTTGGTCAGAGATGGGGTATCTACAGGTAATCAGGAGTTTGTCCAAATAGCCCCAATAAACCCTAGTACGATAGAAGAGTTCGAAGAGTTCAAACGGGCGACTCTTCCTAAACCTATCACTACCCATCATCCACACTTCAACCAAAACCCTGATCTCACCTATAATCCCAGAAGAACCTATCGACTCAATCCTTCTATCTGGGAGAATGGTCTTATCTGGGAACCCAGTAAATCACAACCTGCTTGGATCCCCTTTGACGTATGGCGTTGGGATTGTCATTTAAGAGTCAATGACAAAGGTCATGTTGTCCAAACCTTTATCCGTAAGGAGTACCGAAATATGAAAGAAGAAGATCACCTGATCGAGACTTATGTCGATGAACACAGAAACCATTATCAATCTCCTCATCCCACAGCAGAAGAGCTGAAAAGAATCCGTGATCAAGAACGGATCTTACAGCTTGATGAGGATGAGTTAGCAGAACAAGAGAAAGCCATGCGTGAACGTAAAGAAGATCTCTCCATCCTTCCGCAAGTAGAAGAAGAGCTGGTAGAAGCCAGTTCTTTGGAGAACATGTTTGAGCAGATAGAATTAAAAGGTCCTATCAAAGTTGATACCAGTGTGATCAGCAAAGGTCGGATCAAGTACCACATCCCTTCAGAAGAGGACTATAAACGTGTCTTGCAGAATCTTAGTAAGTCAAGCACCTTCTCTGATGTCGTCAGCTACATCACAAGCATTGACCGAGGCACCTTTGCTCGGGTCAAGATGGTGCAGATCTTTGGGGACCTGACCAAAGTGGTGTTGAACGATCATCTGGGTATCGATATTGACTTTGATGATATCATGGATGACTACAATGACATCGTGATGATACTGAAGCGAAATGGTGATATGGATGCCTTTGAGCGTGAGATGATGCACCGCTTGAAAGGATTCCTCACCTATGAGAAAGATGAAGAACCTGTAGAGCATGATGGTGAGAAGTTCTATCACAACACCTTCTATATCGCTGCCAATGCTGCAGTATTTCGTAACAGGATGCATCTTGAAGGGGAAAGTGATCTCTTCATCGTCGATGAGATGGTCAATCCTTCCTTGTACAAGATCGCTAAAAGCATGAATGACCAACCAGGATATCACTTCATCAAACTGCTCTCTGGCAACATCTATCGTGTCACTGAGATGACTTACGCAAGAGATCGTTTCATCTTGCGTAAGGTGAAGCCTATCGTCTAAGGAGTCATTATGGGATCTCAATTAGGTTTCCATGACGAAGATGTAGACTACGGAGGTGCTGATGAAATTTAAGTCATTACGCAACAATAAACCTTACGCCGTATCGACCTGTGATACCATCAAGCAAGCAGTACTGACCTTTCAGGAACGCTTAAAACATGACCATGATATCAAAGTAGCCTCCGGGCTACTGAGAGACTTTGCTTTGATAGAGGGTAAAGAGGTGATGTATCAGTTAGAGTTCCAGTTCATCGGTAACAATGTCTTTAAGGTCATCTATCAGGTCTATACAGGAGAGGATACTGAGTACCACGAGTATGGAGGGTGGACAGAGGAATATCTGGCCACCTTTGGTGAGGATTTTGTCAAGACGTTATTTGATACTGCATCTGTATCTATCAGAGAAGATGTAGCAGAGAAGATGTTGAAGAACTTGAATCGCCATACCTGTAATCGTTTTCATCAACCAAGTTATGTTTAGTTAACACACATTACACGTCATACATCCTCACTAGGACTTATAGTAGTCCTAGTGAGGTGCTCTGACTGAATGGAACGAAGTGTAGTGAAGGAAGAATATCCTAGGTACACCTACAGTGGTGTACCTAGGATGACTTATGATCTTTTTTATTTTTTCATCGAGGTTACTTCAAGTAACCTCTCAGAGAGTCGTGTACACGACATTTTCCTCTATCATTTCAAGGAGTATACCCATGATCCAGTTTGGTAAAGTCATGCAATCCTTCTTCGTCGGAGAAGTCAACGGTATCATCTTACTCTGTAATGACCAAGGGATATGGTCAGGGAGTAATAGACAATCTGTACAGAACTACATCCCTTATCTCCAGGGTAGTGATCTTAGAATGAAATCCCGTAACCTAGGAGGTTTCTGTTACACGAAAGGACATCGTCAAGGATTAGACTATTATGCTTTAGCTGCTTATGCTTACACCATAGAGGATAACCAAGAGATCCTCCATCTAGACACAATCCCTATCATCATTGAGAAATACTTACTTCATATCCCTAATGCTAATATCACCAACACTGCAGTACTCTTAAAGGACTGCAACGATATCGAGCTCATGACAGAAGTCGATGAGCTCTTATCGGAGTATGACAACATCAATGTCTACTCTACCAAGTTCCACAAATCCTATCTAAGATGAGATTTCATCAACTCTACTATAGTGGAGAACATCTCGATATCATCTTCGATGTGTTAAGCAACTTAACCCAAGGAGAGATCTATCACTTAAAGCATCCTAGGGACAAGAGACTTGCAGTTGGGCTGATCACAGATACCTGGGAGTATTTCTCACTAAGAAGAACCTGTATCGACTATGCTTGCAAAGATAAGGAAAGTGCTCTATATCGAGCACTATACCAGACACTACCGATATATCTAGATATCACTGGCCCTACGACATACTTAGAAGAAGAGTATTTTAGACTACTTTCATCGGAGCTATCAAGATAGCTCCTCAGAGATGGTATTAAGATCACAAGTCAGTGATGTCTATTGGTCCTATGGCAGTAGTATCATACTGCAAGAAGTCATCCCACTCGTCCTGGATGACTTCTAAGACATGTACTCTCGTGATGATCGGAGTATAAGGAGTAGATTTCTGATACTTGGGTTTCTCTATTAAGAGATCACCCCATTCATTCTTAGGAAGATGGTACCCATGTCTATTGATATAGTCTAGTGGGTTATAGCCGTGAGGATACTCTATTCGATGGTGTTTGTATCTTCTATTGCCTTTATCAGGTACTGCCATGACTCTTTTTAACATGTAGTCTAGTAGAGCAACCAGATCTTGATAGCGATATTCAAAAGGAGTAGGATATTGATCTTCTATTAGATCGATGTAGTACTCAAGTTGAGCGATGATGCTGTCAACACTGTCCCAGGAACGATAGTAGTAGCGATAGATCTCTTGGTCTTGATCGATCTTACTAGGAGACTCGATCAAGATGTATCTTTCTGTGTAGTCATTGAAGATATCTAGTGTCTTTAGGTTTTCATTGACGATCTTATCTTGATCGATATCACTTCTCTTGATCCTATTTAGTCGATAACTGAGTAGTACTAACTGTGTTTTACCATCACCATGTAGACAAGATCCGATCTCACGACATGCACAGAGTCTGTCTTTGATATAGATGTGTTTATAAGGATATTTCATGGAGTCCTCGTATATGACAAAATGCTCATCGGATACGGATTGGTTGCATCTTTGTCGTAGTAGTGGAGTTCTTTTAACTGATACGGAGTGAGATCTATATCTGGGAAATAGATCAAGTTGTCTTTCTTTATTCTGGTGTGTACTAGTGTGATGATAAGATCTGTCAGATGTCCCATAGCTGCTTGGTAGATCATCCTACCGCCGATGATGTATACATCATCAGGTGTGCTGTCTATCGCTTCTTCTATACTGGTATAGTGTGCCACATTGTGGCCTACCTTATCATCTGACCTGATCTTTTGTGATACGACTATTACTTCTCGGTTAGGTAGATTTGGCATCAGCTCAAAGGTCTTACGACCAACGATGACTTTGCGACCACCTGTGGTCTCTTTGAAATGTTTCAGATCTCTGGGGAGATGCCATAGTAGTCCTTGATCATCGCCTATCGCATGATCAAGATCCATAGCAGCGATCGCTATGACTTTTTTCATATCAGACTCCTTTTTTTCAACTATGAAGGTATTAAGGTACATTATGTCACTTTTTTTCAATCCCAATAAACCTAAGATGATCGTCGTCGACGATAACCATCCTAAGCTAGAAGGCCACCATGACGCGAGAGCTTGGTGGCCGAACAAGATCTATATCAAGCGTTCACATCAGTACGATGTTCCTTTGATCGAGCATGAGAAGACTCACTTACGTCAGATGTGGCGTGGTCTCTCATGGACACTCTATCAGATCAATAAAAACGTCAGATACGATATGGAGCAAGAAGCTTACTTGGTCCAGATCGAGTATAGCTTACGTGAATACATGAAATCTCATCCAGGACTGACTCGTAATGAATATCGTCAGTACGCCGATGAGAAAGCACGTACTTACGCAGGATACCTGCAAAGAAACTATGGCTTAGATGCAGGTACAGATGAAAGATTCCTGAAAGACTACGATCGTTGGTATCTCTCTCATCTCCATCCTTGGATCGTCTCCCAGGTAGGAGAAGATCCAGTACGGCATGATCCTACCCCACCTAAGAACCCAAGTAATCCAGAGCCTCCGAAAAATAAATACGAGTTTTGATCATTATACCTCATCTAGGAGATATCTCCTAGATGAGGGCATATGACGTTTGTACAAATAAATATTTTTAAGATATACATTAGCTCCTGATAGTCGCTGAGTATATTTGAAATATTTTCAAATATACATTATACACGTGGACGTACGCTATGTATATCCACACTTAGAGATAAGTGTCGTATAGTCTGCTATATAAACCCACATACAGAAAAGAGGTATTAACCCATGTTTAACATTATACCGGATACAGAAGCGTTCAATGAACGCTATACGGTCATCTATCCGCTAGGAGAGTTTATCATCAAGCTCCCTGATGGACAGGAGGTCAGTTTGATCCCAACCAAGTTTGTGGATCAGGTAGCTGCTTATGAAGCAGAGCATCCTGGTACCGTATGGTCTGTGATCGCGACAGAAGTAGACACCAATGACTACTCCGATGAGGAAGAGAGTACTGATGAAGATGACTCTGAAGATGAAGAAGAGATCGCCGAAGAGGAAGATGAAGAAGATAACACAGAGACCGATGAGCTTACGGAAGGATACGTCATCCGTAATGGTATCGAAGAACTCTCAGCACTAGGGTTTATCATCACAGAAGAACCCTGTCCTGAAGATGAGGTCAATGATGGTTATCTCTTCAACCCGGAGGTATAGATCATGCCTTGGTACAATGAAGGGTGGTATAAGACCTTTTTCACGGTAAGAGGTGATCAAGATACCTTGGATAAGATCCGTGATCTCACCCAAGATCACGATCAGCTAGATCTGAAGCGACTCGTAGTACCACCAGAGGAGTTACTCTCTGACAGTCAGTTATCATCTCGTGAGAATCAGTTATTGGATCTGATATTGAACATGGAGGAAGAACAACTTCCTTTCAAAGAGACCAAAGTCAAAGATCTCTTTGCCAAAAACATCATCCGTGATGATCCTGATAATGCTATCATCCAAGCACTCAAAACTGCAGGAGAGGATAGCTTCTTACAGTACTGTCAGCACCATCTCCTGCAAGAGAGTAAATCCATCATCCCTTATCTCAAGAGCAAAGATCGTTACGGTTATGTTTCCTTAGAGCAGTTTTACTTGAATGAGTATAGTTCAGGATGTGTACCTATCGGATGTGCTTCTCGGGACACTGATAGTATCAAAGGGATGTTCATGACGACCTGGCTACCACCGATAGCGTTCTTCTTGAATCTGAAGAATCTGTTTCCAGTAGAGATCGATGTCTCTTACATCGATTCAGCTGCTGGGATCTACGTGACTTTGGATGAAGACTTTCAGGAACGTAGTAGTGTAGAGATCACGTCATAGATGCATGATACCCTGATACACCTGTAATGGGTGTATCAGGGATATATGCCGTCTAGGCTATCTGAGCTGAAAAGCTGAAAAAATGATATGTTTACGAGCATTATTGATCGTATTCTTTTCAATCCAAACCCAATATAGGAGAGGTTAATTTAATATGGCGATTGAACGTGAAAAACATGGGGTTCGTATCTACTGCTGTGGTGGATCATCCCAGTCGATCATCAAACCAGTCTATAAATCCTGGAAGAATGAAGATAAACCAGGCTTTGCAGATGTTGATTTTGCAATCTTTGACACTTCTGACTCCAATGCATCTTCAGACTTCCAGGAAGAAGATGTCTATTTTGTCGAAGGACTACGTGGTGCAGGGCAACTTAGAAATATCCCTGCACCTGAAGTAGCACCTATCGTCAAGAATTTGGTGCAGAAATTCAGTCCGAAGTCTTTGAATATTGTTTTGCATTCTTTATCTGGCGGCAGTGGTAGTGTGTTAGGCCCTGTGATCGTCAGAGAACTGATGGATCGGGAAGCACCGACCATCGTGCTCGCTATCGCAGATCAATCTTCTTATAAGTACACCTATAACTCCATGCAGACTCTGAAGTCTTACGAGTCCTATGCCAAATCTGGAAAGTACCCGATCATCATGGGGTATTTCTTCAATACAGACTCTAAGTCTCGTAAAGAAGTCGATAAATACATCATCAACACCATCTCTGATCTCAGATGCTTGTTCTCCAACCAGAACATCGGTCTGGATGAACAAGATCTTTTCCACTGGCTCCGATATGATCGGGTAACCAATGATTACCCGAATCAACTCGCCTCATTTACAATCATCAACGATGGGGATAACTTGGATCCGAAGTGGTATGGTAAAGCGATCTCTGTTGCAACCCTTGCAACAGAAGATCAACATACCGACTATGCTGAGATTGTAGATTACCATGTTGAAGGTGTTATTCCTGAAGCATTGTCATCTCAGATGAAAGAGTTTGCCAAACCAGTCCACTTTGTTATCAGTGATGGGGTATTTGATCGTATCGTTGACGAGATGAGTGATCATCTGGGTAAACTCGAGAAAGAGAAAGAGTCTCGTGTCGTCCGCAAGTCACTGGTGACTAAGGATGATGTCCCTGATGAAGATACAGGTTTGATTTTGTAAATAGACCTAGTTACATACAGAGCACCCTCAGTAGACCTACCATGGTCTACTGAGGACGTATGACGTGTTATCATTTTCTTTACGTATCCTAAAAGTAATACCAAACGTCATATATGCCTCTAGAAAGCTCTGTAAGGCTCTCTGAGGCTTTATAATAAATTACTTAATACTTTACACTACCTTGATCCTATAGAGCCTTATAAGCTCATTTATGCGTATATAAGACTACTGTAGGATATCCTTGTTATCATTAACCCATAGGAACCCCTATGTATCCTCGAGATATCAGACCTGTTACGCTGATGCTAGATCTCTTTGATTTCAAGAAGACGATCGAACAGTATCAGTGCGTGAGACAGATAGAAGAGAGAGTTTCAGTGAAACTCTTCTTAGAGGTCTTTGTCATCGAGACCTTGAAGAAGCAGTATGGTTATCGGGCATATATCGATAGACACGATGAGATCTCTTACTACGATCTCATCAGTCATTTATCTCCCGAGATGATGTCCAGACTAGAGAAGATGTTCTATCAACTTACGATACCTTACATCCCAAGACTTATTGGGAACTATGACGTGTATATCGACTACACGGATAACCAAGTTTTAGCCTATATACGAGTGTATTAAGACCCATGAAAGTGTTAACTAAGACCCAGGAGCATCCCGTGTACCAAAACAAACTCCTTATAAAGGATGAATGTTTACAACCTTTGACTGCGATAGAAGCAGTCCTTAAAACCTCAGGCTTCTATGAAGCATTCCCATATCCCAAAGGGATCTACGCTAGACACCGTTTTCGCCCGGTGATCTTGGATAAATCCGATAAAGACTACTGGATCCGTGAGTATCATACTGGCAAGAAAGATGATACTTGGGTCAGCTATGATTACTTAGTAGAGAATATCGAAGTCGTAAGAAGTAAAAGAAGTATGATCTTGGATGAGTATAGTGTCGTCTGTCCTGATACGACGATGCTGACTTTACTGCCCGTGATGCCTATAAGAGCAGCGATGCTCTTAGAAGAAGTACTCAAAGATCTGGTATTTCGCAGTCGTATGTGGAATGATCATCCGCCTTACCCTTTCGATACAGCGATAGCAACATATCTAGAAAGGTTTATTAAAGACGTCCCTGAAGAGACCATGGATAAACTGGTTGGTGCGATCTCTAGTGCTGCTGGTGGGATGATCTTTGATAGCATCAACTCTATCCGTCACCATAAATGGGATATGTTAGAAGTCGATATGATAGAATCCTTACTCTTGGTCTTCAATCAAGGAGACTATCGGGTGAATGAGTGGATGAACCAGAACAATCGAAGAGATTATTGATAGGAGAGATTACCGATGGAAGAAGAACTGATGGATGAAGAGATAAAAGAAGAGCTGAAAGACTATAAAAGTCTTGTGATATTGTTAGATCTGAAGACGATTATCGATGTGGTCGATAAAGAGGTCAATGTAGACTCTGATATCGAGACTACCAAGATCTTGCTAGATAAGCTGATCTACATGGCAAGTCATCCTTACCACGACGACGATGCTCAGGTCATCAGAGACTGTATCGAGAAACTAGGGATCACGGACCACAGGCTGCAAGAATCCTTAGAAGCCAAACTCTTCTTGCTGACCTACACCATGGTCAGCAATGGCGTAACAAATATTAAGTTATTGGGATATGAATATCCCGATGTCAAATACAGCCTTCCTATGTCTGCCTTTAAAGATATCGAAATAAAGTATAACGAAGGCTCTCTGAAAGGATGGTTTGCTTTCATCCATACAGGTGTCGATCAACTGGTGATCGAAGGATGAGTGATGGTATTTCGCTTTACTTGTAAGGATTATCTCTATCCGTATTACCTGTATTACTTGGAGCATTTCTTAGAGAAAGATCCGGTGTTATCAGACAGAGTAGCTGCGATAGAGTTATTAAAAGCACCGGATTATGTCTCGACTTTGATGCTTTTAAAAGCACTGAGAGGTCTCGAAGATAATCTCCACTACCTAAAACAAGAGATCAAAGGTAAAATCCTCATGCCTTGTCGATACAGGACTCGTCTCAGCTGTGATCAGATCGTGATCGAGATCACGCCATGAGTGATCAGCATCGTTATCTATTATTACCTTTGGTCCAAGAGACCAAAGAGTATATCGATGTCTTTACTAATGTCGGTATCCCTTTTGAACAGATCGAACAGTCTATAAGAGACTTTGTCTATGATCTCGTATTCACAGATCCTAAAAACAGTATCAAAGACAGTGATGCTTACTATATCGAACATTTTGATAAACTGGTATCAGGACATGATCTCAAAATACCTTCTATGGGAAAAGAGGTCTATATCTCATGTCTTATCCGTTATTTCAGACTTCTGAAACACTACTGGCTAAGTGAGCTCACAGTACCTCCTTATCTTCATCCCAAAGAAAAAGAGATTTACTATAGTGAATGGATCATCGACGATATCACTTACCATGGTGATATCGTCTGTCTCTATATCGGCTATCACCTCCCCACTGATCATGGGGGAAACTATGATCGTTCTTTTATAAGGTACCCTTGATATGGATAAAACCACTATCTTTGAAGTCGGTAAAGCTTATAGCTTCTCCGTCTACCCCTCTACTATCATCACCAATGATTTCGACTATGCGGTGTGTGATGGAGTATTTACAGCAGATATCGCATCCACGCAGTCTGATATCAGAGCGATGCATGCGCAGGTGTTTCCCTACCTGCCAGCAGGTACGCCTGATGATGCACATATGTACCACTATGCAAGATTCTTGTTGACCGATGGTTCTACACGTATCTTAGGTATCCCTTGGATCAACATCGATACTGTCAAGATCTCCAAGATCCAGAAGATCTTGGTCGAGATCCGTGGGCAGACAGCAGATAAGATCAATGAGATCCGATCTGTGTTACTGGAGAATGGTTTTACAGATATCTCCATGACAGTAGTTACAGATACCTCTGCTTTCATTAAAACTAGAGATGATTGATCTCTGATATACACGTCATAGCACCCTTATCCCTAGGTATACCTATTATGGTATACCTAGGGCATATGCCGCGCGCACTACTTTTCAACTTAGTCAATATAAGGAGTCTTTTATGGTTGAACCTAGATTTATCGTATTTGAAGGACTGGATGGGTCTGGTAAGACTACTCAAGTCAAACTACTCAAAGATCATCTTGAATCGCAAGGAAAGCGTGTCTATACGACACGTATGCCTGATACCAGTAATCGCTTAAGTCAAACACTCTTAAAAAGAACGTTAGAGCTTCGTAAAAAAGACATCTATCGTGAAGCAGTGATGGCTTTTACGATGTGTTTTAATGATTACTTAAGGAATATTGAACCCAAACTCACTTCGAAGAAACCCGGATATGACTACGTCATCACCGATAGATACTTCTACTCGCTATTTGCTTATAACTTCCCCTTGATCGATGATGTCAAAGTGTTCAATGGTTTTAATGGTATACTGGGTATGTTAAATAAGTTCAATGTCATCTGTCCAGATGAGATCGTCTTCCTCAATGTTGATCCTAAAGAGCAGAGAAGACGGATCATGGAGGATACCATGCGTCAAGGTGGAGATATCGATAAAGCAAATCTGGATCAATATTCCATCCAACATAACGAGAAGATGATCGAACGTTATCACTGGGCGATGGAACATTTCAAACTACGTCTCGGATACAAGGTGGTGACTGGGACCGGTAATATCGAAAAGACCCATGAATCGATCAAGAAATTATTGAAAGTATAGACGTCATATACCCTACCCAGGATATTAAATCCTGGGTAGGGGATGAACATTTCATTGCAATCGATAGATTGTATCACAATCAAAATATCGACAAATATATATTTACTAACATGGGGCTCTTGATCAAGGTCCTGTGTCTTTTAGTCGCACTATAAGACCCATACTCAGTGTCAATCCTGAGTATTGTGGTGTCTCGACGTAGCGAGGGTGATCAAATCCTCGCGTTATTGAACCTTGGATAAGATTGACCCATGGTTTAGTAATACAGAGGGACACACAATGTACCAAGCTGGTATATTTGCATCAGTAATATTTCTAGCCATGTTGGTTTATAACAATAAGGACTTCTTTTCTAAACCCATTGATCCGGAAAGAGACCGAATCAGCAAGATGTTAATCGCACTATTAGGTCTTGTTTGGGGTCTTTGTAAGGATGTCCCTGAAAGCTACACGTATATCAGAGCCATGATATCGATTGCTTTCATTGTTATTCCAGTATACATGCTTATTAATTTTATCCTGGTGCGTGTCTTTAGATAAAGATAAATAAAACTGGCGATATTTAAAAGATCCCGTTAAATCGGGAGTTATAAGTAGTGTATATACACCACCCAGGAGGATATCCTCCTGGGTCTTCATCGTTACACTCAGAGCACCTAGATGGAGTCTTAGTACTCCATCTAGGATGTATGACGTTTTATTTTTAAGGTAAAACGATGGCATTACCGACACTTTGGATGAAAGATGTTAAGGCTTTGTGGTGTTCAAGATAGAACCCAAAACCATGGGCATCACCATAAGGAACGGTTTTACGACCGATGTTGACAAGATCTCTGACGCCATCGATATCCCCACGATCAGCATACACGTATATCTTGTTCTTCCACCAGAAATACGCAGAAGAGATAGAGCCGCCTTCTGGCTGCATGAGGATCTCTGGGTTATCCACACAGGGTACACCAGTACCTTGCTGTACTGCGATATAGTTCGCAAGGCCTGTGACCTGTATAGGTCCCATACCACGATACCGCCACCCATCACCACTTTGTTGTCCACGGTTGCCAAGTCTGTCACCGTAGACGTAGTTAGCGATAGCTACTTGATCTGCTGGTTTGATGATTCTACCATTGCTGTCTTTGACATAGCCCCAGGCTTTAGCCAATGATCGCTGTTGCTCAGTTTGGAAACGCTTAGGCCAAGTACGCATCATCCCTTCTGCAGAGTAGTTTAAGGACTCTGAGAAGGTCTTCATGCAGCCCGTTTCCGTTAAGATATTGGCGAAGAAACCAGCGACACGGACAGGCGTGTCGATCTGATAACGTCGCATCAGGTAGATATATTTATCTGCCCAAGCATTGGCACGTACTGGATCTACGCGACGAGAGATCAGCATCTGTGCCAGAGGAAAAACATTTGCCATAAAGAAAATCCTTATATAGACATATTGACATAGATCCTAGGTGTACCACTATCGGTACACCTAGGAGAGGGATGTTTTTATTTTTGATCAGAGATCACAGATCGTAGAACGATCTAATGCGGTTTATTCGGTTACACCTCATGAACATCACAGATCGTAGAACGATCTGATTCTGTTCTGGACACCTTCAGGATAGTAGATCTCGAATACATAACTCCAGTTGAGCTTACGAGAGACTTGGTAACGTGTCTTACGATCACAGGTGTTTAACATCAAGGTCAAGAGGTGAGCAAATGCTGCATGCTCTGCAGAAGACATCGGCCATTCCTCAGGGAAGCGATATACTGCATCTTGAGAAAACACACCTTCACGATGTTCATAGAAGAGTTTCAGGACGTTTTCATAGACGATGTTAAACTCACGATCATCCAAGTTAAAGCACATGGCTTTTAAAGCACCCCAGAGTTGTGCTTGATAACGTGCACCTTCTTTAGGTTGTAAGGGTTTACCGACAGCCATGTCTTCCATATAGCGGAAGATGGTCTGCAAGATAGAGATCGCACCAGCGGAGATCTCTGTCGAGAGTTGCTCTAGATTGACTACCTGTGAAGGAGCTGATTCAATCTTGGCTTCTTCGATATGGTTAGGAAGATCCTGATACTCAAAAGACTGTGTGGGTGTGGTTTCAGGGGTAGTAGTGGGAACATCAGCGACAGCAGCTTCTTGCATGAAAGAAGGGATCTCTTCTTCTGTGTTTAATGCTGCATCTTGCTGTGCACGACGTGCTAATGCTTCTTTTAAGAGGGTATCTTCATCAAGAGAAGGTTTCTCTTCTTCGACAGGTTTAGCCTGTTGGTTCTGTTGGTTCAGTTGTTGACGTTTATTACTCATGGTGTTTACATACTCCAGATGTTGTTTACAGATAAGGGATAGAGAGGATATCTAGCTGATGAGCTTAAGAGATCAGTTCATCGAAATTCAGCTCTTTCTTGATCAGCGGTTTACCGTGCATGGCTTTCATGAAGGTGTTCAAAAACACTGACCCCATCGCTGATACTGCGGAGGAGATCCCATGTTGGTGTAGGGAGAGTACTGGTCCGACACACTTACTACAGTAGTCGGTGTGAGATGCTTTACAATAAGCAGGACTTCTCATAGAAACAGTCTTGCCTATCAAGGAAGAGATGTTCTCTTCGGTGATCAAGATAGATTGCTTATTCTCGATGTAGTAGAATCCCAGATAAGTTTTACTGTTAGCTTGGGTGATAGTAGTTGGCATCCCTAAGGTAGTACCACAGTCCTCTATCGATATCGATGCGTTAGAGGATGTTCTTAATAGCTCTTTTACCGCAACACCACCAAGCTGAGTCTCAGCACCCCGTGAGAATGAACCAATACGAGAACCATTGATGTAAGAAGTGAGTTTAGAGTAATCAATCCCATCACACAAAGGTCTTGGGTTGAAATCTACAGTCGATGTTTTATCCTCAAAGTCACGATCAAAACCATACATGAGAAACATCTTCTTGCGCACGACATCAAAGTCTTTACCTTTGATGAGAAAGCCCATAGAACGATCACCTTTTAGGTACTCACGATCTAATTGTTCCATCTCTTTACCAATCTCTGCGATGACTGCAGGATTGTCAAGATGATCTTTGTGTTTCTCGATGAGCTGATTTAAGACTTCTTTAGCATTCGGTGGTGGGAGTAGGGATTTCTCTGTTGTCCCTGGTGTACAGACTTGCGTTAATTGAGAGATAAATAAAGCAGCATTACAGTACTTCAGGTACTCTGATACTGGGATGTCCGTTGGTTTTTGCTTAGGATCATCGTCATCGACTAATCTGGGTTTGATGATCTTCTCGATATCGCCTGGTCCAAAACGTTGGTTGATATAAGGTATCTTGTCTTTGAAAGGATGACAAAGTAAAAGTTTATTCTGGATGATCCTACCTATGGTAGTCTCTATGGTGTTAGGGGAGTTCTCGAGTACTCCACCAGGTAAAGTGAAAGGTTCATTGTAGATGAAAAGACCTCTTTGGGGATAAGATCCTTCGATCTCTCGCCAGAGTCCATCTTCGGTATAGTAGAGACATTGATCATCTTGGTACTTGAGAGATAGATAAGGAGTGTCTTTACTATCACTGTCGTACTTGGTATAGGAAAGCAAAGAGATGATCCACTGGATATCTTGGATGAGATCTGTCTCTAGGGCTTTAAGGAAGTATTGATATTTGTTCATTTATACCACTCCTTCTTTCTTTAAGGGATGCTTACGGATAGCCGCGATGATCTGCGTAGCTGTTGTGATATCAGTGTAGTCTGTCAAGATACTACTATAGCAAGCATTGGTATCTTTAGTAGAGGTGATCAGTGAGAGGAGAAAGAGGTCGGTAGCCACACCATCGATAGAAGCATCTTCATGGAAGATGTCTTCTTTTAAGAGATTTAAGTATAGTGGAAGCTCTAATCCTAGTCCTAGGTTTCTTTGGATATACTTATACACGACAGATGACTGATATCCAGGATGGTCTTTTAATGACTTAAGGATCTTGATCTTGTTTGGATCAATAGCAGGAGTATCTGGGATATCTTGGACATTTCTATCTGACATGACTTGATAGAGTCTGGTCAGTAATAGTGGTTCTACTTTGTCTATTAGAGTATCGTAGTAGATCTCATCGTAAGCATCAGCAAATGCCAGTAAGGATACTAAGGTGTATCTAGTATCTTCAGACTGTTCGATCATCTCTTTTATCGTAGCAGCATCTTCATGTTCTTCGAGGATCATGAGCGAGGTGATCAACTGGATACGATCTTTGAAAGAGATATCCTGTATCGTGATACCGTAATTTAAAATTATATTAGTCAACTGCGTGATATGAAACTCATGGATCATATCCAAAGTCGCTAACACATCCATGTCTTCATGGGTCATCATCTCGTCTAAGAGTTCATACTGGTCATCGTCGTTATAGTAACCAATGATCCTTGCTGCTTCTGTATATAGATTCAGCAAAGGGTCAGGTACTCGATCGATCAAGAAGGATAAGATAGAGGTAAACATAGTCAAGTCTCTTTTTGAGATTTACAAAGATGGGAGATGATAGCTATCTATCATCCCCAGGGTCATATCGTAACTGGAGTTTTCATTAATGGGTAAGAAGCAAAAAGCACAAGCTGCACGCAATCAATATCAGAAACAACTGCGGGAAGAGAAGAAGCAAGAGAAGAAAGATGCTTTATATCGAGAAAGAAGAGAAGCCTTCATCCAAGACATCGAAAGTAATAATGAATGGGATAAACTGGAAGGCTTCTACCGTGAAGCCAACCAGTTATTCTATCCGATCCGTATGCTCGTTGATCGTGTCAAAGGAAGAGACTTTTCTATGTGGCTAGATGAAGGTGAGATGGCGGTTCTTAGAGAACACATCAGTATCTTAAGTAGAGATCTTGCTCAATACGGAGAAGAGATCAAGAAGATCCATGCGATCCATGCAGATCGTAGTGGTCAAGCTACCATCGAAGACTTTGATATCATCTTAGGGATCGCTGAGAAATACATGCAGTTTGGCCACAACTTCATGGGTGTGGTCCAGCCCACTTATGATGCCATCGTCGATATCTACAAACTCACTGAGTATCGTGAATACGAACATAACAAACTCACTAAAGAGATCAGCAATCACAATCAGTCTAATACTGAAGTCAGTGATGCAGTCTACACAGAAGTTCAATAAAACATAAGGAGCCTTCATGACAGATGAAACGAACAACGGTCCAGTCTTTGGATCCAATAAAGCCGTCTTCGGTAATAGTGATCAGACTACAGATACGACTCCAGGTACTGAGGATACTCCAGTGGCTACAGATACATCAGTAGCCAGTGATACCACTCATGCTAACAATAACGCTCATGTCAGTGATGAGGAAGAGTATATCGATCTCACTCCTCCAGTCAAAGAAGAACACCCTGCTACAGAGGAAACTCCTTCTAAAGAAGAGAAGTCAACTGACCCTGAACAAGAAGCCAAGAAGAATAAACTCTATCTTGATGTCTTAAAGAGTAATGCAGGATTTGATATCACCACTCCTGAGACCTATGCTGAAGTCACGATGCAGCATAGTCCTTACAAAGAGATCTCTCCTCAGGACTACGCAAAAGAGTTCGCGAAAAGAGAAGAAGATATCATCCTTCCTACGATGACTATCCGTGATTTCAAGATCCGGGTCGAGAACTACAACTTAAATGGTAGTGAATATACCCAAGATACGGACAGAATGAATCGGGTATTCCAAGAGCAATACCAGATGATGCCTTCTGAGGAGTCCTTCCAGAAAACAGTCGCTGATGATAAAAGATCCTTCACCCAAGAACTCGAATGGGATAACGTAGTACTGCGTCCAGCACAGCGTAAGTTCAAAGTGAAGAATAATGCTCAGCTTACAGGTGAAGCTGCATTACTTCGTATCAATGCTTTACGGGGTAGAGGTGGTGTATTTCATATCCCACTCTACCATTCAGGTTTCTGGGTGACGATCAAGAGTCCTTCTGACGCAAGACTGCTGCAGATGGAGTACGAGTTCTTCAAATCTCGTATCACCTTAGGTAGAGCTATATTAGGTGCGATCTTTACCAATGATCAGGTATATCTGGCAGAGATGGTCACCGATCTCTTTAAGGAATGTATCTACTCGACATCCTTACAGAGCTACGATGATATCTTAGACATCATCAAGATCCAAGATCTCCAGACCATCGCTTGGGGACTCGCTGCTGCTATCTATCCTCAAGGATACCTGTATACTCGAGCAGTGAATGACAGTGAAGGATTGCCAGGAAGAGTAGCCCACGGTATCGTTGATATCGAAAAACTCTTTTGGGTAGATCGCAACGGTCTCACCGATCAACAGAAGACCCATATGGCCAAAGGTCGTAACAATGGTTCTAATATGACCATCGACTCTGTATTGGCATATCAAGAAGCGTTCAAGAACTTCAAGAAGAAGATCAAAGTAGCCGAGGACATGGATGTGCTTATTGAAGCACCATCCATCCGTAAGTTCTTGACCAGTGGTACTGAGTGGGTAGAATACTGTATCGATCAGGCTAATCGTATCCTCGAGACTTCTGCTGGTGAGAATGATAGAAACGAATTAATCAATCGTTTCTATCGCGCTTCACTTTTGAATCAGTATAAACACTATATCGCTGGATATACATTCAAGCCTGAGGAGAGCAATATCGAAGAACTCTACGAGGATGAGTCTTCTATCGATGGCTTCTTAAGAGAGTATTCAGGGGATGATGAGATCCGAAATACGATATTAAAAGGTATCAAGGATTACATTGAGGATTCATTGGTCTCTATTGTAGCAACACCTACAGTGGATGATGAGAAAAATGACAGTGTAAGTAAGTTCCCACATCTAGTCCCGATAGAGGCACTGTACACTTTTTTTACATTCGCTATCCGTCGGGCACGGAGAGCGATGAGTCGAGTGAATCCCATCTAAGTCCTCATGTGACCTCGCAAGACTTCATGGATGCTAATATGACCAAAGGGTTTTTCCATTTATTTGGTCGTATGCCTCGTGAAGAAGATCTAGATGAGCTAAGATTTCAGCATGCTTACGAAGGCAACTTCGTCAAGATCATGCATGAAGCTAACTTAACCTATCCGGATAGTAGCACACAGCAACTGGTAAAATCGATCCTCTATGATGAAGTCTGGGGGATCGATGTCAACCATGAACATGATCTTTCTCCTGTACTGATACACAAACCTGAAGTCTTATACGACAAAAATACGATGTTAAGACAAAGACTGGATGATTTTATCTTAAATGAAGTCAGACAGTACACAGGTCTTACTTTCAATGAGTATCTGGAGTTACCTCGCTGTGAACAACAGATCATCCTTGAGGGATGTCGTGATCATGTCGAGAAGAAACGTCGTAAAGAGGATAGTCAAAGACAGGAACAGGATAAGGTCATGGAACAGTTAGGACTTAATGAGAAGATCTGATATATGCTATGATTGAAAAAGCTGTCGTGATATAGCTTCCTTTAGTCATTTTGGAAGACACAGTCTCCTAAAAACTCCTGTAAGTAAACGATAGGGTAGGGTAGGATGCTATCATCCTACCTCCCTTTTTGATAAAGATGATTTTATATGTCCCTAGTAGTACCCACGATAGGTACTACTAGGGGTCTATGCCGTGTATACGTGTAAATTACGATATCTCTACTCGATGGTGCTATATCTCTGACCCCTGAATATAAACCAAGGAAGCATCTATGCTGATCTACAATGACCCTTTTGTCAAACCACAGAAAGAATACCAAAGAAACATCAATCCGCTAAATGACTACATGGAGATGGGAGCAAGATATCTATCAAAGCTCCATGGTACGGACTATGAAGAAACACTGAAATGGATGAAAGAGAATAGGGATAGTCTACTTCATTTCAAAGATCCTGCTGTCAAAGCAGTATTTCAAGATAACAATGGGGATAAGATCGAACAAGAGACGACGTTAGGTAAGTACTTAAACGATGCAATAGCCAACCATGAGATCATCTCACCACCACTGACCACTTACTATCCTGAGAAGAAGAAAAAAGCATTCCTGGTAGACTTTACTTTAGCTAACATCGCATCACGTAGTAAGAACAAGAAAGAGATGTTCAGATACGAGATGTTAAAAGATCGGATGAACTATCTCATCAAGAAAAACGAACAGGCTAATGACAAGATCTCTAATAACGCAATCTCTGGAGCCTCTGTAGTCCCGAGTACCATGATCTACAATCCTACTATGCATCCTTCTTTGACTTCTACTTGCCGGATCACCTCAGGCTATGCCAATGCTAACAATGAGAAGTTCTTAGGGGGTAATCGTCATTACTACAGCCCAAATATCATCATCAATGATCTTGTCTCTATCACCACCCATTTTGACCATGATCTCATGTTACAGGTCATGGAGAAATATAACATCCATTATCCTACTGCAGAAGAAGTCTTTGCGTTGATAGTAAAATGCAGTAGTAAATATGGTCGTCACCGCAGTAAAGAAACCCTGATCAGAGCGTATATAGACCGATTAACACCATTAGAGCGAGCAGCATTTGTCTACATCGGGGATATGTACCATCTTAAGGAATATAATCCTAGTTTAGTCAGAACCATCATCGCTAGACTCTCTGAGAAACATGCTATCGATAGAGATTTAAAAGATCATGTTGAGATCATCAACAAAAATCCTGAAGCGATCTACTATCTGGCTTGTCAGATCTGCAAGAAAGAGACGATTGGTATAGATACTTCTTTGAAAGAGACTAAGGAATCTGAGTTAGGATTATTGCTTGCTTCTAACATGGTGAAGATCATTGAAGTACTACATGACTACAGTGATTTATTTATCGCTTTCTATCGCACTTCTAACATGCCGACACAGGTAGCTCACTTCAAGGATAGTATCCGAGAAGTGGTCTTGATGAGCGATACAGACAGTACGATCTTTACCACAGAAGACTGGGTAGATTGGTTCTTGGGACATATTGACTTTACCGATACCGCAAATGCAGTGTTCGCTGTAATGGTGTTTCTATCAGGATCTCCTTTGAAGCATCTTTTAGCACAGATGTCAGCAAACATCGGTGTGGATAATGATCGCATCTTCTTAATCTCCATGAAAAATGAGTTTAAGTTTGAGATCTTTGTTCCAACTCTGAACACCAAGCACTACTACGCCATGATCACCTATCAAGAAGGCAACATCTACGATAAACCGAAGATGGAGATCAAAGGTGTACATCTTAAATCCTCTAACGCACCTCCTGCGATCATCAAGAGAGCACAGGAGATGATGAAAGAGATCTGTGAGACAGTCAGATCCGGTGAGAAACTCTCGGTACTTAAATACATCAAAGAGATCGCAGATACAGAAAGAAGGATCATGGCTAGTGTCGATCAAGGGGAGAGTACTTATTACCGTATCCAGAACATCAAAGATGCTGGCGCTTACAAGCTAGGAGAAGATTCTATCTACAAGTACTATTCCTTATACAACGATACTTTTGGACGTATCTATGGTGAGATGGAGAAACCTCCTGTGATGACATACAAGATGTCTACTTGGCTTACGAACAAGACTAAGTTTGGGAGTTATATAGAAAGCTTAGAAGAACCTTTGAGATCTTATTTCAAAGAAGCCGTGAAGAACTACAAGCTAGATAAATTACCCACTTTCTATATCCCGGTTGATAACTTCGCTAATCAACCGATCCCAGAAGTCATCACCAGGACCATTGATAAAAGAGCTTTGATTATCGATATCTGTCACATCTACTACTACATCTTGGAGACACTAGGAGTGTTCAGATTGAATCAATATCAGACGAGATTACTCTCAGATGAGTTTACGGTATAAGAATAGACGGCATATATCCCTAGTGATACCTTAGATAGGTATCACTAGGGAGCTATGACGCATAGCGGCTATCTGAGAGGTTACTGTTAGGTAACCTCGAGGAAATGACGCGTAGTCTATTCAAGTAAAAGAGATCACATCATCTATCTCTCTTAGGATCTTCTTCACATGGGAAAACACAGGTTGACTCCAGACACTATCACTTTCCATACGTCGCATGATAGACTTTAGGTTCTGAAGACTACTACTGTTGACATGATGGCTATCTAGATGGAGTGCATATCTAAGATAAGGCAAAGAGGAGTAGATATATCCCCAGGTGTTCTGTCTGGTTAACTGGGTATACTGATACTTACAATGCTCTTGTAGAGTAGTACCATCGATCAAAGGAGTGCACTTCAAGACATGTCCGATGTCATAGGAGAGCTTCTCTAAGGTAGCTATCGCAATGTTCGTAACTTGGTTTAGCTGATCCGTATAAGCATTAGCGGTACGGATCGTATTTCTTTTTCTGGTATAATAGCTGTCTTGTGTTAATACCTTAGAGATGAAGTTATTCAGCACACATTGTTTTACATGCGATCTTAACATGTTCGTTAAAGGATAACGATAGAGAAACGAGATCATCGTGTCTTCAGGATAGTACTGTCTGAAGTACTTGTACTGGAATAACAGCTTGGTGAAGTCAATCAAAATCACATTGATCGAGGAGGTGTTATCATCTTTCTTGATGATCGGCTGATAGTCTACTGTGTTGTACTGATGTCTAAGGACTTGCACAGGAGCAAGATCTTGCCAATGATACTTTACTTGACTGATCTCTAGAGGAGATGTGATACCTAGGATGATCTCCTTATCCCCACCATAGAACGCACCATAATGCACGACCCCTTGGTTCAAGCTGGTCGTGATACCAAAATCTGTTGCTTTATAGATCGCACTGTCTCTGACCCAGGTATAGTAACTATAGTCATCCTGACTGATTAAAGGATCACAGGTCCAGATGTACTGCGAGAGGATATGGTTAGAAGGTACCCATAGAGGGTGACTACGATGATAATCGATCTCTCTTTGTAATGTGGTATTGATCTCTCCTTTGACATAGCTGTATTTAGGGATATAGATCTCTGAAGATCCTCTGCTGTAAGGGATATTGAAATAATCTAACATGGATGTATCAGTGGTAGAAGAAAACTATACGATAAAGATAAGAATAATATAGTGGGGGTTTCCTCACCATTGGTAGATGCTCATCGTAGCGTCTACCATAGGAGGGATTATATCCCTTTTCATCAGGGGATGTCCCGACAGTAGTTTTTGTGTATATCTTGGTGTATATTAAATTTCCATCCTTGATGGAAATCTGTTTTACACTTTAAAAAGTGTAAAATAAAAAATTATCAGATATACATTATACAGATGTGAGGATTCCTCACAGTAGCTACTGTTTATTTAACGTTAACTAATAGGAGTACTAAGATGGCTGTTCGCACTAACGACAACCAAAATCAAAACCAAGCATCTCAGCTGCAAGCTAATGCTAATGCTCAACCGCGCTTTGACAACACTGTCGATCCGCAAACCAACCCTAACAATCAAGATCAAACTAACGCCATGGCAGGAGCTTTTGGCATGGATAACAGCCAACCTGTCGAAATAACAGACTGGTTGAGTATCGGTATGCCATACCACATCAACGTTAGCCCGAATGGTCTTGCGTTGACACAGTTCCAAAAATCCATGCAAGAATACTGGGATAACAATCTCTCTCCGGAGCTGACCGTTGAGATGTTGCCAGTAGACCGTCAATCTCAATCTAACCTGGCCGTATCAGTTCTCATCATCGCAGTACGTCCGTCTAAGGATGATAAAGCACCTGTTGCCTATCATGCCTTGTTGATCGAGTCTTCTGTTGAACCGTTCCCGCCGAAATACGAGAACGTCAACGGTCGTCAAGTAGAAGTCCTGCAACTTACCTCTGATGCTTACGACTACACCATGCAACAAGTACTTGCTAAAGTCGTCGCTGCACGTTATCCGCAAGCAAGTGCTCACATCTCAGCTGATGCGGAAGTGATCCCGCGTGGTTATGATCTCACCAATGAGCAAAACATCCGCATGACGACTGGTAATGCGATCATTGCTTGTGGTGCAGCTCTTGCATACACCAACCAAAACTTCAAAGACCTCAACCTGGATCGCATCCACAAAGGTCGTAGTAAGCTCTCTGAGACGGTACGTTTCGGTAAAAATGTTGAGATCGATCAAGCAGGTGTCCCGGTACGTGCTGATATCATCATGCAGACCGATGCCTCTCCGATCAACCAGAGCCAAAATACTTTCACGGTGCCGGAGTCTCGGACGATCACTCGTAGCACAGGTTATATTGACCTCCTCTACATGGATGCGTCCCAGAACTATGGTCCGATGCCTTGGTCTACCCCGAACGCCTGGGGTGGTCAGACACCAGTATACCAAGCTAACCTGGTTTTGACCTCTCTGGTAAACTACAAGATGCAAACCACAGCTGGTATCCTGCAAGCATTGGTTAACACCTCTTTCATCAGAGAGAACAACCTCTGGGTACAAGCATTGATGCCCAATCCCAATGTCAAGAATGACATGCACGATATCGGCAACATCGGCTATGACATCTCCATCCGTCGGGATCAGAAGTATGAGAAAATCAATACATCCCCTGATCAGTTTAACCCGGCGTTCATGGGCGCATTGATCCAGCAATGGTTCTATCCGGGCATCGCTATCTCCTTGGACATCCCTGTCTGTGGTGCATCTTCTTGGTACCTGAAAGTCTTTGCTGAAGCTGCGACCGGTAAAGTAAATGCACGTAAGCACATCCAAGAAAGTGCAGATATCCTGACCAATGGTGCTTTCAGCAAGATCTATGCCTCCATCGGTGGCCAAGGTCATTTTGTCACAGCACCGGATAACATCATCTTCCTGGGTTACTACGAGTCCAAAGAAGGACGTCGAGATATCCGTGATCTGGACTACTTGGCAGTCTGTGGTATGCTGGGTAAACGTGATCGTGGTGATATCGCAACTTACACCGACAGCTACAACAGTGGTTATGCATTGTCTTCACGTCTGCATCACCGTCGTGCGTTGATCCAGTCTTGCTTGAACAACGTGACTTTCACCGGTCATGCTGTACGGGTGAACTTTGAAGCTGAGTTCATCAAAGCACTACTCATGGCTGTCGCTGAATGTGGTTACCATGTACAACCGCAACAACAGTTCAACGATGTCAACTATCAACGTGGTACTGCTACCTGGATCAATGGTAGTGTACTCACTGGTGATAGCTCTGGTATCTTCCGCAGCATGAACAATGTCGGTGGTGGAAGCATGTTTAGCACACGCTTCTCCATGAACAACTATCGTTCTATCTAAATAAACGTCATATACCCATGGTGCACTGATATGGTGCACCATGGACAATGAACAATGATACATCGTCATCCCTAGAGTACCAATCATGGTACTCTAGGGGGTCTATGACGTGTGCTATATTTTTATACAACAGAGACTCTCTATGTGACTTTTATGAAGTCACAACTTTTTTAAATATCTAATATCTGTAAACAGAGGACTTGCTATGGGGATCTATGCTAGACTGATCAACTTAGACGAAAGATTTGCCAATATCAAGGGACATGATCCCGTGATTGTCAACCATTTAAACAATAGAACCACAGATGAGAAGGAGAAGATCAACAGTACGGTGTATACCACTATTGGAGATGTCTATAACAACATCCCCAGTTGTCAGTGTGGGAAAAAGAAAGGTAAATTTAGACTAGGGGAGATCTGTGGTAACTGTGGAGAACCTGTAAAAGAGATCATTGAAGAGTATCTTGAGAACCGTGTCTGGATCAAGCAGCCTGTAGGAGTAGCTCCATTAATCAATCCTCAAGTGTGGTTGATGCTAAGAGAACGCTTCAGTCTGGGTAACAAGAAACCTGCATTTGAAGTGATCCAGTACATGACTGACACAGGCTATCGTGAGCCTCCGATGCATAAAGGGACCAAGAAAGTCAACGAGTTCATCGCAGAGTTCAATACCTGGCGCAGGGGACCTCGTAATTACAACACTTTTGTCGAGAACTTTGATTACTACATGGAGTGTTTGTTCAACTCCAATGTCTTAAAGAAGAAAGATGTCGGCAACAACTTAAAAGAGCTTATTGATGCAAACAGAGATAAGATCTTCTGTTCTTATGTTCCGGTACCGAATAAGTCATTACTGGTGATCGAGGAGTCTCCTTATGGTAAATACATCGATAAATCACTGACAGCAGCGATAGATGCGATACGATTACTGACAGGAATTGACGAAGATGAAGAAGCCAATCGTAATGTCGGGATCAAGCAGAATCGTGTCAGTAAAGCACTAACCAACTTAAGTGAGTACTATAAACAGACGTATAAAGAATTGATGTCTCCTAAAGAAGGGATATTCAGAAAACACGTCTTTGGTACGCGTGTTGACTACTCTTTCAGAACGGTGATATCATCACTGACTGGACCTCACCGCTATGATGAGATCCATATACCATGGGCTGTGGCTATTAACGTGTTATATAACCACATTGCTTCTAAACTCATGCACAAGGGATACTCTCCTAATGAGATCTTCACCTTCATCAACCAGTATAACCTGGAATACCATCCTGAGATGGAGAAGATCTTAAAAGAGCTGATCAAAGAAGCAGGACCTAGAGGGATCCCATGCTTGGTGAATCGTAATCCATCATTAGGAAGAGGATCGATCCAGAGAGTGTATATCACCAAAGTGAAAACCAACACACGGGATATCACCACATCGATCTCTATCTTGATCTGTCCTGCCATGAACGCAGACTTTGATGGAGATGCGATCAACTTTGTTTTGTTGCTTGACAGAAATGCTGAGTTCAAAGCAAGAAAACTAGCCCCTGAAACCAATATCTTCGACCTTAACTCCATCCATGAAGCATCCGATGTCGTCCAGCTCCCTAAACCTGTCGCTGGTACGATCGCTAACTGGCTAGGAGATGATAAAGAAGTAGACCCTAATATCAGAAAAAGGATGAATCAATACAGTGTTTAACCGAGGTGATCTATGGTAGCAGTATACCAAGGTGGTGATCAAGACTTCTCAACGATAGCATTTGGTATACCCAACTACAATACCTTGCAGTATCTTGATCAACAGTTCCAGTCTATCGACAGATCTTTATTCTTCGATCCTTCCTTCATTGATCGTGCTTATGAAAGTTACTATCAGTTCGGTGGTAGTGAAGCGATCCAAAGAGCAAGAGCATTACTGAACGCTACAAATACCTTAAGTGATAGCAGTCAGATCTACTATTTAAAAGATCTGGTCCAGGTGCAGACAGCCTCACCTATCATGCAAAGATACATCATGGCTGATCCTATCGTGAGAGCACTGTATCAGAATAACCTCTGTGATGGCTATAGCAGTAGTTATGTGGATCATGAACCCGGTAAGATAGGTGAAGATCACTACGACTATCGTCGTGTCATGAATGGTATCTTGGAATACACAGAAGGCGATGAAGTAGAACTTGATAAAGGCGAGCATCTCGTCTTTAGGACCAAGTTCTATCTGGATGACACAGATGAGCCTAATCTCTATCCATCAGAACAGTTTGATATCTTATCCACTTGGGAGATCGTACGTAAGTACATCGCCCTTAAAGGAGAAGATCCGACAGATCTCTATGGTAATAAACTCTAGGATGAAACACTGGCTCTCTAAGTATGAGACCTTAGAGAGCTTTGCCTATGAGTAAATCACTAGCAACCTTATCAGCAGCAGGCTGGGTGAAAACCACAGCCCAGAAACTAGACTTTAAACTTGCGTGGTTCTTTGAAGCAGAAGAACCACAGTCCTATCTCTATCGCGGTGAGATCGCAGATATCCATGCGATCATCGCGAGGAATTCCCATGATCCCAATAGTGCTGTGCAGGATCTTGAGATCTCCTTGAAGGAGTATCTCTTAAAAGACTTTGACCATGTTGAAGTAGAGGGGATCAACATCTCTGAAGAAGAGGATGATCCTCGTGCACGGGTGAAGATCAAACTGATCATCCGTGTACACGATGATGGTCAGGTCTTTGAAGTGAACAAGTTTGTCTATTTCAAGTACAACAAGTTCAAAGAGATCATCAATGCCCAGAATTACGGTCTATAAAGACCGTGATTCATTCATTACGGTATCTAGGATACCGTGATCTGGGGATTCCAACATGCCCAGAATTACGGTCTGTAAATAAACGTCATAAATCCCCCTACTCCTAGCTATCCCGTGATAAGGATAGCTAGGATGTTCTCCCTTCATTACACTCAGTCAGAGCACCCTAGTGATACCTATCTACGGTATCACTAGGGGTGTATGCCATGTATATAAACACCACAGATACACAAGGAACCTTAACCATGCAAGAAAACTATACTTCTATCCCTGAAGGACAAGACCCCAATGAGATCAAACAAATCCTTGCTGAGATGAAATCAGGTCAGATGGAGAAAGAGCTTGATAGGATCTTTGATGATCTAAATACATCAGGTCTTCCTCATGGTAGGATGCCTGAACCTTTATTTGTACAAGTATTCTTACCGTATTTTGCTGGAAAACTAGATCCAGAAGACTTCCCTAAAGGGATCACACCTGCTACCTGGTTTCGTATCGCAGGTACCAGAGATAACGAAGTTGACGTCATCGACAACTTCGGTAAAGTACTCTTCACCGTACCTCCGATATACACAACTAAGTATATCGAGACCAGAGATTACTCCAGTAAGATCGTCGATGCTTTAAACCATGTCAAAGAGATCGAGAAATCAAGACCCATGGAAGCCAAACAGCTCATGAAACTCGAACTCTCTAGAAGACTTCCTATCCAGCAACGTGAGATCAAACAACATTTCTACAAGAGATGGGCTGAGATCTTCATGCGTTATGGTTACTTCATGGATAATGAAAACAATGTCCACCACAGTGAAGAAAGATCAGACAGACTGGAAGATCTCTTAGAGTTTGATGATTAAATAACCACTATGCAAAAACCTATCGTTATTTACACAGGATCAGATTTTCATTTATTTCACCCAAAGACCCCTACAAAGAAGATTTGTGACGAGATCCGTAAATACATCCTCTCTATAGAGGATGCGGATATCTTCATCATCGCAGGTGACTTCTTTGATAGACTCTCTACTATCCCTAAAGAAGAGTCTGCTGAAGCAGAGATCATCATCTACGAGATCTTGAAGTGGGCAAAAGAGAAAGATGTACTAGTAAGAGTACTGGAAGGTACGCCAAGCCATGACTGGAAACAATCCAGATGGTTTACCAGGATCAATACGCTATCTGGCATCCATGCTGATGTGGGTTATTTTGATACGCTGGATATCGAGTATATCAAGCGCTATGATCTTCATGTCTTATACATCCCCGATGAGTGGGATGAGCCTGATAACACCTTAGATCAAGTCAAACGGCTTATGATCAGCAAAGGTCTAGAGCAAGTCGATATCGCGGTGATGCATGGGCAGTTTCATTATCAACTGCCTCATGTAGCACGTGCACCTAAGCATAACGAAGAGGAGTATCTGAAGTTAGTAAAATACTTCATCACCATCGGTCATGTCCATAAGCACTCTACTCTCGATCGTATCTTTGCGCAAGGATCTTTTTCAAGACTTGCGCATGGTGAAGAGGAGCCTAAGGGGTTTTATCGTTTTGTCATCCATCCTGATGGTCAAATGGAGAGTACCTTCATTGAAAACAAAGATGCTTTGTTATACATCACGATCGATATCACGGATCTCTCGGTAGAAGAGAGTTATCGTTATATCGAAGAAAGGTTACAGTCTATCCCAGAGATGCAGCATGTAAGAATTCAAGCTTACAGTGATCATCCTGTGCTTAAGAATATCGATACCTTGATCAAGCGTTATCCTTTATACCGCTGGTCCAGTAAGATCGAGAAAAGAAAAGAGGAGATACTTGAGAGAGAAGAGATCATCTTTCAAGAGTATCAACCTCTCGTCATCCATGAGAACAATATCAAAGATCTCCTAAGAGATCGCCTAATAAACAAAGGAATCGACAGTAAAATGATCGAAGATGCATTACTCTTAATCGAAGGAGGATGAGATGTTGATCAAGACCTCCTCTCGTATCGGAATGATGCTTTCTCGTGAGAAAGGTCAGTTTCCGGTCTCTATTGCTACTTCTTTGGCATTAGAGTCATTGTTCAATATCCATCCAGATACCAAACATAAAGAGATCCCTATCGAGCGTATGAATACGCTCTGGATCAATATCCGTACGCTATGGCGTAATCTATACGGATCCATGGAGCGTAGTAATGCTGATATGCTGTCCATCCAAGACCTCTCTTATGGGGTCTTGGAGGACTATTATGGTTTGGTGGAAGCTATCCGTAACTATAGTCCTAACATCTTGATCAAGTGTTTTCACTCTTACTACCGCATCAAGTTAACCTCCCCATTCTCTCGTTTTCGTGAGCCTACTACACCGATCCAGATAAACCAACACGATAGGATGTTAAAGACGATCGATTTCCTGCTAGCAGAAGCATTGCTGCCTGCAGGAGATGATCTTAAAGATGAGACGAAGATGATCGTAGTTGATACGACAGTTCCTGAGTTAGAGTCCAGTAGTGGATTTCTTTTATCGCATATCAACTATGATCTCTTAGTGACCAGTAGTCTGTCTCAGTTAACCTTACTGGAATCCCATACTGGTAACTTAAAGCAAAAAGATAAGTGGTATAAGAGATATTATCATGGTAATGCTTTACCAGAACTACCTTTCAGGTATGATCTCTTGCAGATCTTTGGTGATCAGGTCATGTTCCACCCGATGAAGAAGTCTATCCGGGAGAAAGTACTGGAGCTTGCCAAGAAGTATCATTGGACTTATGCGACCACAGGTGATCGCATCAAACAGTCTGTTGATTATTCCCACGACTATGATCTCATGGCTTTATTTGCCATGCTTAATAGATCCTAGACACACCGATAGTGGTGTGTCTAAAACTAGATTGATGCTCATGTTAAGAGATCTTCACATGAGTGCCTGATCTATGGGAGGTCCTTCATTCAAGGATCTTTTTTATCTTCTCTTTATAGGAGTCTATCCATGAGTCAACAAACGTTTAAATCCCCTTACCGTAAGAACATCACTGATGAGAAAGCATTAAACCTCTCTACCAAAAATGACCAGAACAAGCGCGCTAACTTCAACGTACGTTTTGCAGGTAATAAAGTCAGACTGACCGTCTGGACAGGTATCGATGGCGATGTCGAAAATGGTAAGATGGCAGCAGTACTGGAACTGGATCAATGGTATTCAGTACTGGCACTACTGAAGTTCACCATCAAACATCGTGGTGAAGGTGCTTATGCTAACAAAGTAGAGCTCTATGGTCTCGGACAAGATGGCTGGAAAGGTGGTCCTAAACCTCGCGGTGATATCTTCATCGGTCGAGATAGTGAAGGGACGATCTTTATCTCCTTTGTCCTGCAGAACCGTCCGAAGATCGCCTTCAAATTCGAGCAACTGGATTTTGCCAAACTCAGAAAGAAAGATGGTTCTGATTTCTTAAAACCTGATCTCTCTGAGATGATGGCTTCTGCTTACTTGGATCGTGCGACTTATATCACCGCAGTACTGTCAGCGACTGAATATGTCGCTAAAGAGGATCGTCCTAACCAGAATCGTGGTGGTGGTAATAACCATTCTAACAACAGCGGTAACAGTAACAGCAATAGCAATGTCGATCTTGACAGCAGCTTTGATGATGATCTTGGATTTTGATTTGTAGATAACACGTATACACGGCATACACCCCTAATAGAGAGTATCCTTACTTTGATGTAGGGATACTCTCATGGGGATTTATGCCCTATAGGCTATCTGAGTCGCTATCGTGGATAGTGGCGAGGAAATGATCATTAATAGGTTATCTGAGGCGACTATGTCGTCATCGATGACCCACTCTGAGGCGTCACTTATTGTGACGTCGATGAAATTTATTACAGGTATTAAATATATATTTAGGCTCACTACCATCAATGGTAGCTGAGTATCATGTATAAAAACTGCTTCTATAGGAGTCTCTGTGAAGATCTATGTCGACAAACTACTCTCCAAAGCAATCTTAACCCACAATAACCAAGAGATGTTTTACAATCTAAAGCTTTATTGCGAAGGTAAAACGACCAAGATAAAGCTAGAAAGTAAGGACTTCTTTATCACTTTAGATGCTTTTATCGAATCCTTAAACAAACACGAACAGAAAGTCCTCTGGGACTTCTATGTTCGTTGTCGGAAGATCTTGGATGACTATCTGGATATCAAGGAACTGGAACATCAACTAAAAGAAGAGATCAAGAATATCGCTGAAGTCTTTCCGATGGATCGACTGGTACACTGGTACGAGATCAAATCTGGTATCCCGATCCCTGATGTCTTAAAGACTTCCATTGATGATCTACCCGATAAGGTCTATGCGACCGCTGATCAGACTTACTTACGCAAAGACTACGTTGGGTTATGTGGTTTAGCTTTAGCGATGACCATACTAGCACCGGTATTTGCGGATTATTCCGAGAAGACTCGTACTAGATTGGGTAACAACTGGCGTAACTATTACACCTTTAAGCTCATCGAAAGAAGTAGCTACTATCACAGCAAAGAGTTAGAGCGCCTTAAGGTCTATGTGACCGTGACTGTCGATAGACTCTTACCTAAATACGAGTCTGTGATCTTATCTGGCATGAGTCAAGATGAGTTTGCGACCTGGATGCTCGCATCCGTAGTTGCTAAGAAAGTAGCCTGTGGAGATATCTCAGGTGATCCTGAGATCCATCCACTAATCAAGATCGTCCACAAGTACATCAAACAACGTGTACAGGCCATGGAGAAAGACTTCCATGGCATGATCAAACACCGTGAGATCAACCAAACAGCTGGTGAGGATAACAAGATATCCTTACTGGAAGCTTATTCTTCAAGACAGTCCTTAACGGATAACCTCATCGTCATCTGTGAACACTATCTTGAAAATGTCAAGAATGTCGTCTGGAAGATCGATCCTACCGTACCTGAGTCTTTAATCGAGGAGTCCTTATCGACCAAATCCTTAATCCAAAAAGGAGACCTAGATGATGGTCCGATCACTTTACTGAAATGGGTGGTCAACAAAGTCATCCCTTGCAGGATCATCGACTTCATCGACAGAGAAGCGATCATCAACGCCATGGTAGCCGTACGAGCAGTCCTTTGGCATCAAGGGAAATACGATCTTGCAGGATTAGTATCTGCTTTGCCATTTGACAAAGAAGATGTCCATATCGTCACCGGTACTGACAAAAGAAACCGCGTTGTCAAAGATCTATCGGATAAGATCGATGAAGTCTATCCTTATTACCGTAAAAGCTCTGGTAATAAGAAAAATAAACCCATCAAGTCTGTGCAGATCGCAGCCACTGCACTAGAGGAGATGTTCACCCAAGATACCTGGTATCTGACATTACCGGAGAAATGGCTGCAAGAAAAGACATTATCAATTAGTCGTGAGTACAGTGTCTCTGAGGATCTCAGACTGACACTGATCGACCTTGCTTTAGATATCGCCCGTACTTGACTCCGTACTTGACCCTATATCAACATAAGAGGATAACCCATGTTCCCTGAAGACCATTCGTCCCGCTATTACATCAAACGTCTCCTGATCTGTGAGACCATCCCTTATCATGAACAGTATTTCAGACCTTATCAAGTCTCAGCGACTGCTGATGTGATCAATGACATCCAAAACAACATCATGATGTCATCTGAGACCAATATCCCCACATCAGCGATAGCGACATTCTCATCACAGATCGTTATGCCATCCGCTGCACCTTCTGTAATTGCTCCTATTGTCAATGGGTGGTCAGAGAAACGGTTTCGTTTCCTGATGGAGGTCGTCTGGGAGAACTCCTTTGCGACTACTTCAGAGATCATTTCAGGCTACACGGATCATCTTGGATATATCGACCAAAATGGTCGTGCTTTCCTAGATCCCCACATGGATTTTTATATCAACTCTTTAATCCCTATCAATATCGTATCTCAAGAAGGTCGCTATGGTAGGTCTTTCAACTACCATATCGAGTCTGCCAACAACCCAATCTCTACTTTTGGTATGGGAGATCAATCAGGACAGATCTTCAACATGTCTCCCATGAACGTCGCATCGAACATGATGACGAAAACTTGGGATAACCATGATGCTATCTGGGATGGTGCGACATCTGTAAGACAATATCCATCCTTATCGAACATCAGCAATGCTAACTCTCTGCGCTACACGGGTAGGATGCTAAACACCTTCCGTGAAGTAGGACTCGATAGCTCTGTGGGTTATGGAGGGATCGCAACAAGGGATGCTTTTGGTGAGGTCAGAGGAAGAGTGCATGAACATTCATTCACCAACGATAAGTTCATCGCACTATTGGGTTCTTTTACAGGAGATCCTAATAGAACCCATTTCACCTGGCAAGAACTACAGTCGATAGATCCCAATGTAGTCTTAGATGAAGTCACCAAGGTCTTGAAGAGAAACCAGATGAATAGTAATATCGACGTCATGGGGATGAACCATGTCGCTGGAGCGAACTATGAGACTATCATGGCAGTCAATATCAGCAACATCTTACCCTCTGTGATGCTAGATTACGGTATCACATCCCTTAGCTTCTCCTCAACCAACAGCAATATCGGTGGACAGACGACTACACTGATAGAGTCAGCGCAGTCTTTCTCAACAGCGATGGATCTTACCCCTTATCTACCAGCGATCACATCAAGAATCAATCAAGAGCTGATCCCTGTGGTATCCATGCAAAACCAACAGGTCTACACCTTAAGTGTCGCCTGTGAGTTGATGGGCTCCACCATGGTACAGATCTCTTTCAATGGTGGTCCTATGGTTCCTTACATCATCCCGACCTTTGCATCCAGTGTGTTCTTACCGACATTGACGACGGATTACTCAGATCTCGATAAACTCTCTCGTGGGATGAGTGGTATCTGGGATGTAGTCAATGATGCACTCGATATGAAGTTTGGCAGTAAATCCACATCCTTTAACCATATCAGCGCTACTCCCAACAGTGTCTATGACCCAGGATCAGCATCATCTATCGTTAACAGTCTTTATCAATAATCCCTTCTACCTTCTATAGGAGTCTTATCCATGAACCTACTTTCTGTCTATGAATCGATCTTAAATACCGCAGGCTTTGTGGTCGATGATCAAGGACTCGTATCCACGATCCTCTCTGGTGACAAAGTCCCTGCTGTCATCGAAGTCATGGAACACGATGAACCCGTCTCAAAAAGACTGGTCCTCCCTACCAATGAACAGCTCTCAGCCCCTGGTGGCTGGGCTTCTCGTATCGCATTTCACCCCTTGAAGGAGAATGTCGTTAGAGGAGAATCTAAGATCGTCGAGTACTTACGACAGGCAATCTCTTATCGCTTAAACATCGTCATCCGAGGACTGATGGAAGAGACGATGAAGTTTGCTTTATCTCCAGCGCACCACAAAGGTCTTAAGTCCAAACAGATGCAGCTCATTGGCACTGCTAATGAAGCTAATGAAACCACCATCAAGAACTTTGAGAAGATCATGCAAGTCGTCTCCCCGGTGAACACCAGATCTTCTTTCACCTCGATCTACTTGAAGAAACTTGGCAAGATTGGGGATAATGCTTACTCTTGTGTTGCTGTAATCAACTTCCCCTTCTACAACGATCTCTTGGAAGCTGAGAAAGAGTTCCATGGGGTGAAGCTTAGAAAAGCAGACTTTAAAGTATACCAGAACCTCCTGGAATACATCATCCCAGGTATCCAAGATCGGAATGAATGGCAACTTGGCGTGAACGCATCTATTGCTCCATTTGCTGAATCCTTGATTAGAATAACAGATAAGATCGGTAAAGTCTTGAATAAGACGACCGATATCCTCTTCAAAGACAGTAAATACATCCCTGAAGAAGAGCGTGCTGCCTTACATGAGTTCTTCTATTTCAAAGATGATCACATGGTGGCATTTGAGCATCTGGATAACCTGTTACCTGAGATCAAGCTGATCCCACCACTGCCTGGCAATGATGAACCTGAACAGAAGTCTCTGCATGTCCGTCAGGATAGCACACCTCCTGCGATCTCTACTCCGACAGAGACGGTAAATCCTTATCAACAGCCTCAGCCTGCTAAGGAAGACCGTTGGTCTAATATCCAACCAGTTACTCCCACACAACAGCCATCTTCTTCTAGTGGTAATGGGATCAATCTCTCTGAAGTCTTTGGGCAACAACAACCCATGACTCCGATGATGCCACCGATGTTTCCTTATCCACAGAACTATGGTTATCAAGCATACCCACAGTTAAATGGTCGTATCTCTGCTTTTCAACGCGGTGAATCTGCACCGATGAACTATGTAGGTACACCTCCTATGCCACCGATGGCTCCGATGGGACAGAACTTCTATCCCACCGCACCGATGATGGGAGGAGGTGGATACTATCCTGGTCCAACATACCCCAACAGACCTAATGGCATCTGAATCTAACTAAGACAACACGTCATAGAACCCTACCCAGGACTTAGTATCCTGGGTAGGGTATATGCCGTCTATGTTCTAAATCAACAATCCTCTCTGAATGAGCGTCTAAGACACGATCTCTTACTAACTCATGGTAGTATACTAACCATACTGAGATATCGCCTTACAGAGCTATCTAGAGACCATATCAATCATTTTTTACTTAAATAGGAGAACCACAATCATGACTACACATCTCGATAGACTAATTCTCATCGATCAGATCAAGCAAAGACTCTTATCCATCTCCAATGATCACTTCACCCATGCCACTGATACGATCTTTGGTCTTTTAAATATCTCCAAAGATAACAGAAAAGACGATACTATCCAAAACATCCGGGTCAATAAGCAGTATATCGAAAAGATGGTCGATATCTCTCTTTTAGAGCAACACACGACAGAATCTTACCTAGACCATATCGAAAAATCTCTTATTGAAATCGCCGAGAAACATACCAAGCACTTCGTTAAGTTCAATAAAGAGCTCTTAAAATACGCGATCTACTATCCCACTGCACTGATGCTACGCAATAGTCAGTTCCCGATCCCACCGCTATCCGACGTCCAAACAGACGATCCTAACTATATTCACAACACGATATCTTTCAAAGATTCACCTTACTTCGATCTCATCAATCACTTCGATGATAACAGTAACATCGTCGATACCACATACATCATCATCGATCCTGGGAGAAGAGAGGTTTTCCTAAAGATCAATGAAACCACGAAAGAACTCATCTTCCTCTTTGACAACAACATCAAAGATCCCTCTAAACAGACTGACGTAGATCTCTTCATCCATGATCTCGTTGTCCTCATCAAGGAGATCTTCACCTACCTAAACACCTCTTATCAATATCGTAAAAACAGCCTTTCCCTTAAATCTCTTAAAACTAAATAAGGATAATCACCTATGTCTACCATAATCACTTTCCAAGATCTCATCCAAGATCACTTAAATCAACTCCCCAAAGATGCCTTCTTAGAGCATCTAGAAGCATCCCTCAATCGTCTAAACACTACCTATGCCAAAGATGCTCACGCTTGCGATACCTTACGTAACCGTACTTTTGATATCTTAACCTTCGCACATACTGCACTCTTCCAAGGACTTTCCAAGTACAGCACCGATTTCAAAAATCATCTCCAAGAATATCACGTCAAATACGGCAGTAAGAAGACCTTCCTAACCAAGATCACTTATCTACAACGCTATACCCATACCAACACTTATCAGGACAGTTATCTCTTAAGAGTCAATAACCAAGACTTAAATGTCGCTAAAGACTATCCTAACACCATCCTTTCCATCCATGACAAAGGTAATGTAAATATCGAGAACCTCCTTGTCGACGACGGGATCTTTGAATATCTGCCTAAACTCAAAGAGCTCTTAGGTTATCTCTTAGGCTACCTCGCTTACCATCAACCCTCATCTGAGAGAGATGTAACTAAGATGAAGTGACCTTATATAGACGACGTATAAACACATGTAGACAGCATACATCCCTAGTGATACCTATCAGTGGTATCACTAGGGAGTCCTATGACGTTTATTCTTTTCATCGAGGTTACTTTCATCAGATTTATCAAGATAGCTCTTCAGAGGAAGACAGTAACCTCTCAGAGAGTCGTATACACGACATTTTCATCATCTACTACTCATATACGGTCCATCATGAGAATTTTCTACGAGTATTTGCTAGAATTTCTTATTTTCTACAAGAGATATCACCATCTACTTTTACTACCCTTTTCTAAAACCCTCTCAAATGCAATTCTAAGGCATTCTACTATAAAAGTAATATACTTTATTAGGGTAAATAGAGATAACGCCTTAGAGAGGCTCTGAGAGCCTCCTAGAGACATATATGACCTCTCCATAATCCCATATATCCGTCTGTCTCGCCGCCGCCCGCCAGACGGCAACAATCTAACTTAGGTCTAAGCGTGAGCGTGACCTCTTGTATGCTGTAAGCAAAAACAATACTTATCTCTGATACCGTCAGTTCTTTCAGAACCATTCACTCCATATCGGAGATATGCATGGTTCTGAAGAACAAGGTATTC